GTACATATTAGGTTACACATTTTTATTTCATTTTTATGGTGACATAAGTTTAAAAAAAATAATCTTACTCAAACCCATCAACCTTCCAATCTTTAAACTTGGCTATATTGCAAGGATGAAACCGATTCTTTATTAGGTCTTCTTTAAACAACATACAGTTTTGTTTCATTTGTTTATAATCATACTTAAATATATCTGGATTTTCAGATAAACTCCACCAATTTATTTTATCTTGATTCTTTTCTAGTAACTGTATGGTATCTTCCGATGGATTTCTGGACAAGCCATTCCAATATATTTTATCTTGATTTTTTTCTAGTAAACGTATAGCACGTTTTGACGGATTACCAGACAAGTTTGTCCAATTTATTTTATCTGGATTTTTTTCTAGCAACTGCATAGCTAACGGATTTTCAGACAAACCATACCAACGAATTTTATCTGGATTTTTTTCTAATAACTGTATAGCACCTTTTGACGGATTTCTAGACAAATTAATCCAATGTATTTTATCTGGATTTTTTTCTAGCAAGCATATAGCACCTTCTAACGGATTTTCAGACAACACATGCCAAACAATTTTATCTGGATTTTTTTCTAGCAACCGCATAGCACCTTTTGACAAATTTGTAGACAATTGATCCCAATTTATTTTATCTTGATTTTTTTCTAGCAACTGAATAGCACCTTCTGACGGATTTCTAGATAAACTATACCAATTTATTTTATCTTGATTTTTTTCTAGCAACTGAATAGCACCTTCTGACGAATTATTAGACAAGAAATACCAATCTATTTTATCTAGATTTTTTTCTAGCAACCGCATAGCTGATGGATTTTCAGACAAATGCCACCAACGAATTTTATCTGGATTCTTTTCTAGCAACTGCATAGCACCTTCTGACGAATTCCAAGAAAAATATTCCCAACAAATTTTATCTGGATTTATCCAATCTAATAAAGACATTGGCAATTCTACATTCATAGTTTTTTTTACATATTAGGTTACACATTTTTATTTCATTTTTATTTTTTTAAAAAATAATTATTCAAAATCATACTTTGACTTAATAAACATAAACTTACACAAGTCTTTTGCTAGGGACTCGTGATTATCATTATTATTTCCATTTAACATCAAAAATTCACTTGGTTTGTTCATTTTAATTGGAGCAAACATATTTTCATGGTACTGGTGACATGATCTTAAATAATCTAAAGAAATAGTATCTTCGCCATCTCTTGCTCGCTTTGAAATGCGTTCCAAACATATGTTAGGATCGGTTGAAATGTAAATATATATGTCGGGCGAATATGCAAAATGGTCAAACCATTTTTGATATATTTGGTAGTTTATCTCTTCAATCATGCCTTGGTCAAACAACATTTTAGCAAAAATGTCGCGATCCGTGTGCAAACTTCGCTCTGTAAAAATATAATAGCAGTGATTTTGTTTATCATCTAAATCGGTTTGTAATTGGTGGTAATTTGTTATTTCTTGAATTTTAGTTTGCATCAAAGCTAATCTTGAAATATAAGCCATCATCTGAAATGAAAATGCGTACTTGTTTTGGTCTTCGTAAAACTTGCGTAAAATTGTTTTGCCGTTTTTATCACAAATAGTGTTCCACTCATCCACAGGTTCAGCCAAAAATATAACATTAGGGTTATTCTGATAAACAGTTTTCAAGTGAGTTAATATTGTTGACTTACCTGAACCAATATTACCATCGATTGAAACAATTTTAAAGATGGGTTTGTTGATATGCTGATTCATACTATGATACCTTGCTACTTTATATTTTGTCAAATTCTAAAATCATTTTTTGTGAAATTGATAAAAAATGATTGTAAAAATATATTTAAAGAACAGTATCACAAATAATGGCCTCTTTTAATATTGGCAATGGCTACTTGGAAATTGTGCTTGGTCCTATGTTTTCAGGAAAATCTTCCTACTTGGAGCAATTATATACTAAATATAATCTGTGCAACGTGCCGACTTTACTTATTAACCACACTTGCGACGCAAGCAGGTACATGTCCACAACCGATTTTGACATAGCCGATGTGGAAACTACAAAAAAAAACTTGTATATGATTACTCATGACCAGCACAAAATTCCTTGCACATATGTATCGTCTTTATTTGATATTTCTTCTGATGACATTAAAATGCATGATGTTGTTCTTATTAACGAAGGTCAGTTCTTTAGTGAATTAAGTGAGTTTGTAAAAGAATTGCTGGAAAAAAAGAAAACTGTGGTTGTGTGCGGTTTAGATGGCGATTATAAAAGAGTTAAGTTTGGTCAAATTTTAGATTTAATTCCCTTGTGTGATAAAGTAACTAAACTAACATCTGTATGTGGCATATGTAAGCAAACTGGTTCACCTGCGATTTTTACACTTCGTATAGATTCCAAAACACGAGACCAAGTGCTTGTGGGCGGAGCAGAAACATATAAACCAGTATGTCGTAATTGCTATATAAAAGAAACACAGTAAATATTATGCAGTTTCCATTTGCTTTTGAATTTTCATTGGTATTTGACGGTTGTTGTATGCCATATACTTCATTACGTCACAAGACGCCTGTTTTATTTGGTTTTCAAATTCTTCCTCGATATAATTATCCACAAACGGACTAAAATAATTTTCCATTTTAGGCGTTATTGTTTTTGGAACAGCCATTCGCATAACATCAAATGCCAATATTAATATTTCTTTCATATCGTAATATTTAGTTTCAAATACTACTGCTTGGCTGTTTTTTTCCCAACGATTGTTTTTTAAAATAGTTATGTGACCAGTATCTACGTTGCTAATATATAAATTATGATTGGATGGTTGTTCATTTGAAAAATGTATCATATTAAACAATCTTTCAACTGATTTATGCGGATTGCTAAAGCATTCCTTATACATATCGTCTGTTATATGAGATAAGTTTTCATTTCCATATGCATGTATGTGTATATGATTTGTTATATTGTTTGTTGTGTTGTTGTGACTGTTGTTCATAATATTAGATTGAGGTTGTTTAGACAGCAATTGTTGATTTATTTTTTTTTGCTCTTTATTTTCAAGTTGCAACTGTTCAATTAACAACTGTTGTTCATTTTGTTTAATTTTGCACGGTTTTTGTCGGTTCATATGTGAAGTTAAGCTTTGAGTAGTTTCAAACATAGATTCGCATCGGCTACATTTAAAATTTCTAGGACGTATTGGTATAATAACGTTTAATTCTGGAGAAACACATGGATTTTTACGGTTAATATGAATTGCAAAATTTGACTTACATGCAAAATATTTACGGCAAATTGGACAAATTCTATCAGTAACAACCATTTTGCTTAATATTTTTATTTATGACATATAATAAAAATCACTAAAAACCGCATAAAATATGATAATAATAGGTTAAATATAGAATACAAAAACCATGATAATATACTTAACAAAGCAACAAAGGGTGTTAATGGAATTTCTAACAAAGGGTCTTGATGGAATCATACCCCACTAATTATAGGTTATTACTCACTAAAGTCACTATTTATAGATTAAATATAGAATACATAACACATAATAATTTACTTACTTAAGCAACTGCATTAGTGTCTTAATGTGTAATTATTATAAATGATAATCAACTGTAAAAATCAAGATTATAAGGTAAAGTAGAGGGTATAAGTGAGCCTCATTCTCAAATCCATTTTTGAAAAACGATTTTTTATGATTTTCCAAATAAAATCTTGGAAATTCTTGGACCCCAAATTATGAGGTTAGTTTTCAAAATTACAAATTCTAATAAAGGGTGTTAATGGAAATTCTAACAAAGGGTCTTGATGGAATTGCTAACCCACTAAAAGTCACTAAACATCACTAAAAGTCACTAAACATCACTAAAAGTCACTATTAATAGGTTAAATAAAATAATACAAATGTTGATATGTTAGATTTTGACACAACTGTTAAAGAAGACATGGATTATTATTTGGGTGAGGGTGGAATACCATTTCCAGAACAAACTTCACCATATTATACACGGTTTATAGGTTTTGAATATATTGGTGTACAATATTTTACACAAGGGTAAAATAATCTTGAAAAAAATGATTTTTTTATTTGTATAATAAACATTATAAAGAAACTATGAATGTTGAATTACCCATGTGTTTATTAAATTGGATAAATGCAGATAATATTGATTGGATTGAATTGATAAGTAATCGCTCAGAAGGTGCTATGCAGTTGATAGCAAAATATCCATACAAACTAAATATTGATAGTCCTCGCATGTATTATTGGAATAATTGGAAGCATTTGTCTGAAAATACGTCAGAAGGTGCCATGCGGTTTCTAAAAAATAATCCAAATAAAATATGTTGGGGCTTGTTGTCTTCTAACCCGTCAGAACGTGCTATGTGCTTGTTAGAAAAAAATCCAGATAAAATAAATTGGAATAAGTTGTCTATGAATTCGTCAGAACGTGCTATGTGCTTGTTAGAAAACAATCCAGATAAAATCGATTGGGATAACTTGTCTTCAAATACGTCAGACCGTGCTATTCATTTGCTACAAAAAAATCAAAATAAAATAGATTGGGGTAACTTGTCTGATAATATTTCAGAAGGTGCTATGCGGTTGCTAGAAAAAAATCAAGATAAAATAAATTGGAATACTTTGTCTTACAATAAGTCAAAACATGCTATGCGGTTGCTAGAAAAAAATCAAGATAAAATATATTGGAAAGGGTTCTGTTGGAATCCGTTAGAAGGTGCTATGCAGTTGCTAGAAAAAAATCAAGATAAAATAGATTGGACCTTCTTGTCTATCAATCCATCAGCAATGCATTTGCTAGAAAATAATCCAGATAAAATAAATTGGGATTGGTTGTCTGCAAATTCGTCAGCTATACACTTGCTAAAAAAAAATCCAGATAAAATTAATTGGTATATGTTGTCTCAAAATCCGTCAGAATGTGCTATACAGTTGCTAAAAAAGAATCAAGAAGAAATACATTGGAGTAATTTGTCTAAAAATCCATACATATTCAACTATAATTATATACAAATGAAACATAACTGTATGTTGTTTAAAGAAGACTTAATGAAGAATCGGTTACATCCCCGCAATATATCCAAGTTTAGACATTGGAAAGTTAATGGGTTTGAGTTTGACTCTGATTGAAGAAAAAATCATCATAACAAATACGAAGTAACAAACCTATTAATTTGTTTTTTTACTAAAAAAATGAAATAAAATGTGTAACCTAAAAGATACAAAAACTATGAATGTCAAATTACCAATGTTTTTATTAGATTGGATGACTGAACATAAAATGTGTAACCTAAAGAAAAAAAAAACTATGAATGTCGAATTACCAATGTCTTTATTAGATTGGATGACTGAAAATAAAATGTGTAACCTAAAGGAAAAAAAAACTATGAATGTCGAATTACCAATGTCTTTATTAGATTGGATGACTGAAAATAAAATGTGTAACCTAAAGGAAAAAAAAAATATGAATGTCGAATTACCAATCTCTTTATTAAATTTGATGACTGAAAATCCGTCTATGCGGTTGATAAAATATCTAAATCAAATATATTGGGAGGCTTTGTCTGGTAATCCGTCAGAAGGTGCTATTCAGTTGCTTGAAAAAAACCAAGATAAAATATATTGGTATTGCTTGTCTGGTAATCCGTCAGCCATGCGGTTGCTAGAAAAAAATCAAGATAAAATACATTGGAATAATTTCTCTTCGAATCCGTCAGAAGGTGCTATGCAGTTGCTAGAAAAAAATCAAGATAAAATAAATTGGGATTATTTGTCTGAAAATCCGTCAGAACGTGCTATGCAGTTGCTAGAAAAAAATCAAGATAAAATAAATTGGTATAAATTGTCTTGGAATATGTCAGAATTCGCTATGCCGTTGTTAGAACAAAATCAAGATAAAATCATCGATTGGGGAGGCTTGTGTTGCAATAAGTCAGAACATACTATGCGGTTGCTAGAAAAAAATCCAGATAAAATCGATTGGCTTTGTTTGTCTGCTAATTCGTCAGCCATGCAGTTGCTAGAAAAAAATCCAAATAAAATAAATTGGAGTTGGTTGTCTTACAATACATCAGCCATGCACTTGCTAGAAAAAAATCAAGATAAAATAAATTGGAGTTGGTTGTCACGTAATAACTCAGAAGGTGCTATACGTTTACTAGAAAAAAATCAAGATAAAATAGATTGGTATTATTTATCTTACAATAAGTCAGAAGGTGCTATTAAGTTGTTAGAACATAATCAAAATAAAATAACTTGGGATTGGTTGATTCAAAATCCGCGTATATTCAACTATGATTATAAACAAATGAAACAAAACTGTATGTTGTTTAAAGAAGACTTAATGAAAAATCGGTTTCATCCTTGCAATATATCCAAGTTTAAAGATTGGAGAATTGATGGATTTGAGTTTGACTCTGATTGAAGAAAACATGTAGTTGATAAAATTATGAAATCATAATTTAATCATACTAAATATTTTTTACACAAACTTAAAATAAAACTATATGTTAGTGTAGCATGACATCAACTGAAACTGATTCTAATATATTTAAAGAAGCATCAACCGACCCTGCTAGTTTAAAAGAACAGTTGCTTGGCCCAGACTATCCTTATTATAAATATGTCAAAGCACCAGATAAAATAGGAATGTCGGGCGAAGGTAGTTTAAAGCAATTAGGAAAAAATATTGACGGGCTTATGAGCTATACGCAGTTGCTTGTGGAAGGAAAAGGCAAGGCATCCGCAACAGGTAAGCCTCTTGGAAACAAGTTTTTTCTTAAGACTGGAGCAAAATGCGTACCTGTTAAAAATGACACAACTACTACGGTCGAAGACACAGAATCAACTGACGAAAAACAAAATCGGTATTTGTACATCTCGAATGTACCCCAGGGCAACATACCTTTTATTTCGTCAGGTATGGGAACAAACTTCAAAGAGATGCGTGGTTTAATTCCTGGAACACTTAGTGATTTAAATGCGTTTAACCCGATGAATATAATGAGTGGGTTTATGGAGGGGTCAAATCCTGAGTGCGATTTGCTAACGATGGAAACGATTGATATTTATAACAATCGCTCAACAGAGAGTCACTATGTAACACTAACAGATATTTCTATGCTTGACCCTTGTACGTTTCCAGATAAGAAAAATTCTCAAACTGGAGCCAAATGTAAAGAAGGATTTACTGGCATAACACAACCGTCGCAAATGAATCCAGCATCTTTACCCAAAAGTGAAAATGCAAAACTTGTGAATAATATTTACTTTGGCTTAATTGGGATTTTGGGTGTTTACATTATTACAAAACTGTGTAAAAAATAAATTATTTAATTTTACATTACATTAACAATCTATCTAAATTTTATTGGTTCAATAACATTTATTCTGCTAAAGATTCAACAAGCGAATTCACATTACGTTTACTTCGTTTTGAATCTGCAGTCATTTTCTCATATATCGTCGGCTCAAACCAATCAATCATCTCACGTAGAGACATAACATCATCAACAGGTACTACATCATCAACATCATCAACATCATCAACATCATCAACCGGTACCACATGATAACTAGGTGCAATATCATTGTTAACAACAGACACTACATTAGTATCAGAAGGTTGGTAGTTGGATATAATAATGCAAAGTCTTTCAAAAATCTCGTCACTATGGTCTGTTAACTCTTCAATTTCTGGTTCGTATTCCTGATGGTCGAGCAAAATTGACTTGATTATCTTTAGCATGGTTATTGACCCATCTCTCAACAATTCATCCATTACATACTGAGCACTAGGTCTGGGCAATGGTGCTTCAGTTTCATTGCTATACCATATTTCCGTTTCATCTTCAACGTCTTCTGCTTCATATCCCTCAGCCAACAAAAACATATTTCTAACTCCTTGAAAGGCATGTTGGTCACTAGTTTCACGTTCACGTTGTGCTGTTAAACGTTGTAAACGACGTCTTCCATCATAACTATCATAATCTACTTGGCCGTAGTCTGGGTCCCAGTTGCTGTCGCTGTTTTCTTCCTCTTCATTTTCTTCTGTTGGTTCTTCGGCCATTTCAGCCCGACAGCACGGACAACCAAAACCTAAATTAGCAACTGAGGCCATAAGGCAACTGGTGTGAAATGAATGTCCGCACTCAGTATTCACGCGATTTGTTGACTCTTCCAAATCATCCATACAAATAGGACATATTTGTTTTTCCATTGCTTTTTTTTGAGACAATGTTTCATAAATTTCGCCATCCTCACTACCTAAAGGTTCGGATTCAATATCAAGTTTTACAAGGTTTGTCATATTTATTATATAAGTTATTTGTTATTAATGTAAAAATATAAATATAAATCATTTTTATATTTTACATATGTTTTTTTTGTCATTTTATAGTGTGAGGAAAAAAATAGAATTTAATTATAGATTACATATTACTGTGATTACAGTCATATTTTAGTATTTTAAGTTGTATTTGTAAATTTTTAACAGCGATTAACATAATTTCACTAGCTGCATTCATGGAATCAATACATTTATCATTTTCTGCCTTCTTGTGACTCTGTTCTTCTTCAAACAGTTTCTTACTTGCAGCTAAGGATTTTAAACGAGCATCTGCAACCTTAGCATCACGGTCCTTCATAGCTTTAGCGGTGAGTTCGTTGCATTTAGCATACCGTTTTTCGGTTGCAATATTTATACGTGATTGTTCTGCATTAGCTTTTTTTGCTTTAACTTTGGCTCTATAGGTTCGGCCGTATTCTTTCTGTTTTTCTTTTTTTTGTTTTTCTTTTTTCTGTTTTTCTTTAGCGATTTGTGCAAAATTTACTGGAGTTACAGTGGCAAAATTAACATCACAAACTAAATCCGCATCCATATCTTTTGGATTCTTTAAGAATAGTAGTGGAACAATAGGCTTAACATAACTTTTTATTGGAAGCCCACTTACGTTAAAAAGACTGGTTGATAACATTTTATTAAAATATTATTTGTTGTAATTCTTTATGAGGAAATTTATATTTCATTTTTTTTATTTATTACAAATATTATTTTTTATTATTATCTTGTTGTTGCTGTGTCTGCTTATATGCTATGTTTCCCATTTGCCGATAAGAATCAACTGGGGTATATGTTCGCTTATCTTTTCCAGATTTAGTAGTGTTGGATGTTAAAGAATTTGCGTTAGTATTATGGTTTAACTCGTCGTTGTCGTCATCATCTTCCTCTACAACTTCTTGTCCAATTTCGTCAATTGTAATGCCTGTACGTTTCTTATATTCATCACGAACATATAAAGGCACCCAATGATGCCACGCAATTGAGATGGCGTTTGGATGATAGTACTTGACAAGAAACTTGTTTTTTTCCAAGATATCTATGAGATAAGCAATACATCCTGGGTTATCAAACTTAGACATACCTATAATGTGCTCGGGCACAATAAACCAGCACATGGTATTATTGTTTTTTTGATGAGACGCACTTCGTATATGTTTATGCACTCTCGCCAGAATCTTTTTAAACAGTTTTAACTTGCTTAAGTCTTGGGCTCGTTTTTTTTCATACAACTCGTCAATGTTGATTTTATCGTACATGTCTTCGTCGTCATCGTCACCTTTGTTCAGGTCAAAAATATTAGACATTATATTTTCTTTAGTATATGTATTATTTTACATATAATTTATTTTTGCGTTTAAATCGTAAAAATAAAATTGTTAATTAAAAACAAAACAACATAAAAACAAAATAACATATAAAACAATAATGAACGAAGAAACTCCTAAATTGCCTCCTAAATTGCAATTACAAATTATAAAACCTAAACCGTATTTTGGTAAAATGGTTGGTTTAGATAATTGGATCATGTTTAAGTCATGTTTTCATGACTTTTGTATTAGACAACACGAACAAGAGCATTGTTGCTGGGGAGGAGGAAGATATACAAACTAAGTAGAAATGTTATTTTTCGCTTTTAGTCTGTCCAACCTGGATGATGCCTTAAATTGATGTGTTAGTTTAAGGGTTTTTTGGTTTTGCATATCTTGTGCCAATTTGTGTTTCTTTCTTTCTTCAACCTGTTCTTGAGTTTTTGCAATTTCTTCAGGGGTTGGATGGTCTCGTTTGCGAATGTATTCTTTGTAATGGTCAAAATGAGAGTCAGACAAACCATCGTTTAATAACATGGTATAAATATCTGTTGCAAACATTCTTTGTTTTTTATTAGTTTCAACATTAATAACGGTATGCTGACATGGATATGTCATTAAACACATATTTGAAATCTGATAATTTCCAACGATTCTGTAACTATCCAGGTCTTGCATATCAATGTTGCACATATGATTATTATATATACAATGTTAATCTTTATATTGTTTTTAACAAAATAAAATATACATTTTAAATAACAATGAGTTCAGCCAGTTTAAAACCAGGTTTAAATGGAGCAACAGATGCAGTTCAAAATGCATTATTAAAAATACAAGACACGGCTAGTGCTAATATTGTAAGTGCAATTACACTGGGAATTATTCTCATCAGTATTTGTTATTACTTTTACTTTGCAGGCATTGGAGGAATTGTGTCCCCTCTTAAAACGCGCGAATGCAATCTAATGACGAGTGTATATGGCTCTCTTAATGGAAAAATACGTCCTATAATCTCCGCAGCATCATCTTCATCCCTGGACACATTTAGTTATAGTTTAAGAGACTATTATATAAAGTCAGCTTACAATGCGTGCAGTGGTGGGTCATATCGCAATGATTATGTAAGCACGTGTGTGTTAAAAAACTTGTTAAAACAAGGTATACGTGGCCTTGACTTTGAAGTTTTTTCTGTGGATGGTGAGCCAGTGGTTGCAACATCAACCTCTGACAATTACTGTGTCAAAGAAACGTATAACTACATATCTTTTTCCGAAGTGATGGAAACCATTCAGCTTGCGTTTACTGGGTCGTATGCTCCAAATCCAACCGACCCCATAATGCTAAGTTTGCGAATAAAAAGTGAAAATCCCGATATTTATGGGAAGATGGCGTCTATTTTTAAGACATATGATTCACGGTTCTTAGGCCCCGAGTACAGTTTTGAAAATGGTGGAAAAAACATGGGAGATGTAAAACTAAAGAACCTAATGGGTAAAATTGTGCTCATTGTCGACAGGTCAAACACGAGTTTTTTAGAGTCACAAGAGTTTTACGAGTATGTAAATATGTGTAGTAATGCAACATATATGCGACTTTTACACTACTATGATGTTAAGTACACTATGGATATAGTAGAATTAATTGAATATAATAAACTGTGCATGACATTTGCTATGCCAGACAAGGGTGCAAATCCACCAAATCCAAGTTCCGTTGTAATGCGAGAGTGCGGATGCCAAATGCTGGGCATGAAGTACCAAACAATAGACGAAAATGTGGAAGAAAATGATGTATTTTTTGATGAGGTTGGATATGCATTTGCTTTGAAACCTGAACCATTACGGTACAAGGAGATTGTTATTGAAGACCCACCAGCTCAAGACCCTAAACTTTCGTATGAAACGCGAAATATATCGTCAGACTTTTACAATTTTGATGTGTAAGTGTAAAAGTAAAAAATAAAGACCAATCACTGAATACTTGATGTTAACGGATACGAAATATGAAGATATTTATTTTGATTAAACTTGACTGCGAACAATGGCCAGTAATGTTTTATTGGACCATACTCGTACCATATACTGGATTCAGGATGATCTTTTTTTATTTCCTGTATAAAATATGCATGTTTCATTGTAAAAATTATTTCTTTGTTATCAATGAGACCATACACAAATATTAGGGTTTCATCATTATTTTTTTGTGCTGTCTTTACATAACAATCGCAAATATTCATTTCAAACGCAGCATACTTGCAGTTGAATTTGGTAATAAAATAAGATTGAATACAATCCTTAATTTCTTGATTAGATTTAGGCGGTGATGGTGATGGTTTAGATTTACAACTTCCCATAGTTAATTTAGTATGAAAAAATGTTTTTAACTTATTTTGTAAAAAATAACTTGATAATATTTATATTTAGTTACAAATTCGAAAGTGAATTTTTTTACCAATTAATTCTTTTTCCAAAGATAACCCATCATGTTGAAAGTTAACCTCATATTCAAGCTCTGTTTTAGCAATATACTCAACTCGTTGTTTCAAAAAGTTAAATATAAATGTATCATCTGTATCCTCAGCAAACACAAGAAGTTTAATGGGTGAACTGCAATTTGAATAATATTTTACCAGTATGGTCCATGTAGTAAAAGTAAAATTTGGATTCATAATAATTTTGTTGTTGTTTTCTAACATTTCCAAGATAAAATCTTTTTCAATAATAACACGGTTATTCATGCAAAATACATTCTTATCCACGTTTTCATAATAAGTATGACCTGAGATGATTTCTAATGCACCGTAAAACATATTTGCCTTAAAGTTCTGGGTGATTTTATTGCGAAGACTACCTTTGTTAGTTATAACAATCTTATTGTATCAAAATAATTTCATTTTTATTTTTTCTTTATAAAAAATAAATATAAACTAGAGATAATTATATTAAATAAAATAAACTGTAAAACAACTAAAAATAAAGTATCCATATTACAATAACAAGAAATGATGATGACAACTTTTTTCAACACAGCGACCAAAAGCAAGGTACACATGGCAGGAACAGCAGTTTGTGTAGGAATTATTGTAATTCTAGGATATGTTGTTTATTCTCGGTTCTTTGCCGTTAAAACAGGATTTAATGCCAATCGTGAGCATGGTAAAGCCGAAAATGTAAAGCAAGCAGACCTGCTCTTTTTTTACGCAGACTGGTGTCCTCACTGCAAGGTGGCCAAGCCTGAGTGGGATGCATTAAAGGCTGAAAACGAGGGTAAGTTAATAAATGGCTACAACGTGGTGTATACTGAGCACAATTGTGTCGACCCCACGCCCCAAGTTGATGAACTAATGAACAAGTATGACGTTACTGGATTTCCTACAGTAAAGCTGGTTAAAGATGGTCAGGTTGTTGATTATGATGCTAAAGTGACTAGCTCAACAATAAATCAGTTTTTAACTCAGGTGTTATCTGTTTAAAAATAAATAAAATAAATAATATAAATACATTATGATATTATTAATAATATGGGAGCAATTTTTTGTTTTCACCAAGAAACGCCAGAACCAGAAGTATTAACAGATGAAATGATCATGGCAATTATCGATTACCATTTAACTAGAGCCAAAGTCAAAAACTATAGTGGTAAGTTTGAATTAGAAATGAACCTAGATGAACGTATAATAAAACCAAATACATGTTATGACGATGTAGGTGTATATTTGCCTGATGCCTCAACACAAACTGTAAAACTTGTGTCACGTAAAAAAATTGTAGAATGTGTTCAAATATTTCTAAATACTCACAATAAACAATGTATAATTACCCATGGTACGTGTCGTAAAAATTATGGACTGGGCTTTTTAGAGCCAATACGTGAAAGAAATGTAACCATTATTATGATGATAATAAGTAATTAAACTTCAAAATTAAACATAAAATTGTCAAAGTGAAATAACTAAAAAACAATATAAACATTAAAACCTAATTGTAAATAACTAATGAGTATTAGTACTTTATTCGGATTTTATCAAAATTGTGAGTGTAAAGACCATCCTTTAGGACGTATCCCCCCATGTAATAGTAATACAGAAAAATGTAAGAAACTATGGAGTAATCATTTAGAACGATTCTCTTGTATAGTACTAACGAACAAAGATTTTGGTTCGTTTTATATAAACGAACAAAAGAAATCTGAAATGATGTACAAATCAATATTTCATAAATCTTATAAGTATTTGACCAAGTGTGAAAGGTACAATTTGCTTTATAATTAGAAAAAATGAAATAAAAGTATTTACACAATTTATTAACAAAAAAACACCATGAGTCAAGCCACGATTTGTTTCTTTTATACTAGATTGTGCAGTTGTAGCAAAACTTTGTTACCTGAGTGGCAAAAGTTTCGGTTTCAATGTGAAGGTAAAAAAATCAACGGGTACACGCTAAAGTTTGCTAGTTATGATTTTACGCCCATCGTTGATTCTCAACTGTGGAACAAAACTCATTTGCAAACAAATGAGCCAGTAGTAAAGTACTGGGTGGAGCAATGTCACATACATAACTTTCCAACAGTAAGATTGATAAAAGACCTGAACGAAGTTAACTACACCCTTAAAACAAAAATGACAGCCAAAACATTAAAACGATTTGTGGATGAAGAACTGACCCGAATAACTTACAAATAAATATACAAAATAAATCGGCGAAATGATATAGATATTTAATAGGTGTTTCTAGAAACGGCACCCCAACCTCCAGTAACTGTGTTTAAACTAGTATTATAAATTGACCCTTTTTTTTTGGGTGCAACCGAACCACTAGACCTAGCTCTACGCAATGCTGACCTAGTTCCGCTAGGATAATAACTTTTGGTACTAATTGGTGCATCAACTGGCAGTCCAACCTTATACGCAGACTTACCAACAGCAATAGACTTAATTTCGTTAAGTCGCATACTGGAGGGAATAGGAGCAATGTAGTTAACGTGGGTAGACATAATATGACGACGCCCTGAACCAGAGTTATAGTATGATATTGGTTTAGAAAACTTTGCTAACTGTTCTTCGTAAAATGCCTTGGCCTTGCTAACTGCGGTAACTCGTAAATACTGCTGGCGAGCATTAGTGTTTTGTTGAGCATTAACTGGTTCTTGGCTAGGATAAAACTGGGGCGGAGTTGGTCTAACGCCTGTTAAACTCCCGTAGTTGTGATATGGGAGTGTATTTGGAGTTTGACTTGTGCTTAGTGGTCCGATGATGGGCGTATTAACATATCCGCCAAAACCCGCTGAACCGATACTTCTGCTAATTCCATACATAGTGGATGCCATTGCTTTGTTTGTTGTATTACAAGTTTATTTTATTTTTATTCTTTAGTTTAGTCGCAATTTTAATCAAGTCATTATATCTAAAAGGATGTATTTAAGTTATTTTTACGTTGAATTTGTTTTGTGCGTTAAAAATCAATTAAAATCGTGTATATACACTATAATAGTGTATAGACATAATAATGAGCAACTTAATTCAATCCCCTGAGGAAGAAATTAAAGATGAATTTATAAATGTTGAGGCTAATGTTAAAAAACCGCCCATCAATGTTTCTCAATTGACATTGTGTATGAAAACTATCGCTAACATACGTATGCAAAAACAACAAGCAAAAAAAAAACAGCACGAAATAAAGAACAAAGCCGCAGAGACCAAGTTTGAGCAAGATTTTAAAGAAAAAAATAAAATCGTGCAGAATAAGCCTAGACCAAAACACCAGATTACACATAAATATCCAATTAACATATTAGTGTCCAATGAATCAAAACCAAAACAAGCAACATTATCTAAAAAATATTTTTCAAGCCCCTATATTGACGATATTGCAGAAGATAAAGCTGCAGAAGATAAAGCTGTACAAGATAGGGTTATACAAGACGAGGTTGAGATAAAGCAGAAACTTAATAATCGTGTCCACAATATTGTGTCTGAATTGTTTAACCAGTCTAATTCTTGCGATTCTGCTAGTGTAGCAAAAAACATTACCAATACGCTGATTAAGAATCTCGCTTTTGTTGACGACGATTTATCAACAACCAAATATACAAATACGCCAAGTATTGATCTTGATATTATGATGTTTGAAGATGACACATTCAAGGTTGTTCCCCGTCTTAGCGAAAAACAGATGGATATTATTATTTCTTTTTATGAAATGTTCGATTTTATTGTGGACATTGAGCAAACTAACATTGTCGCAAAAAACTTGACCAAGCATGACATGAATGATATTTTGTTTAGGTCAATTAACATTATGTGGAAGGATGAATATGTATCAACATTTGTTCCTCAGTTTATTTCGTCAAAGCAAATGAATAAAAAAATGGATATATTGTTTCTTAAGTATAATAGTAGTTTATCAACTAAAAATACTACGCCAATTTGCAAGTTTTCCGCTTCCGTTTTAACTGGAATTAATATACCAAATGTGTTAAAATGTTTGGTTGCAGAGACAAAGTTGGACGACGACAAGTGTTTTATAAGCAAAATGCCTGATATGTTTATGATTGATTCTGCTATTGAACCTGCGATTGAGCCACTTTCAACAAGACCAACAAAATATCCGCCCGATTTGAATACAGTTATTCCCGTGTCAGCAACGGTAGATCCCAACGGATTTAGTTTTAAGAACTGCTTATATGATCAATTTGAATCAGTAATTCCTATTATTAGCGTGGCAGAAAGTGCAGCGGAAATAAAACAGAGAGATATTGAAAATAAAAAAAACATTGTTGTGCTATTTAACAAAGACTCAGCAAATACCATGAAAACTATTGTTTTAACAAATCCTAGCGAAGCAACCCTAGATGTTATTGAGAATTATACCGAGTATGGGTTTAGCAAACTGTTTTCAATAAGGTCTGATATTGATACCATCCACGAATTTATTAAGAAAATGTTTCATGGCATTTTCTTTTATAATATTAAGTCTCTTAATGCCATACTTGAGTCAACCGCAAATATTGTGCACGCATCAAATGCATCCTTAAATGATACAGTAGCAATAAAGTCGGAGGAAAGTGTGGTTCTCGAGTTTTTAAAAAAATCTTATATCATCAACGATAACGTGGAGCATAAATTAAAGGCGTCTGCGTTATGCGAGATCATGATAAAGAATAATATTGTAACCATCTCAAGCGATAAAATTACAAGCTTTAAAAATAGACTATCACATTACTTAAAAACTGCTGGCTTACGTAAAAAACGGTACAACGACGGGTTTTACTACTATGGTATTCGAGAAAAAGAAATTCCGATAAAGTGTGATAATCACTACACAGAATATTCCAAATCAACTAGACCAAATTCAAGTTTATTAAGCTCAGGGGATTTTACTTATCGCGCAGACGACTTTAGTTTTAAACTTACATCAACTGACTTGGATGTAATATCAACTGAACATATTTACAACCAAAACAACCAAATAATAACCAACGAACTAACTAATCAGGAAAAAAAACTGATGAATAATCATAAATCATCAAGCGAAATAAAAACTGCACCTTGGAATAATTGTTCGTTAAGTATTGATACAAATACAAATGATTTAATGACATTACCACCAGAAAAAAAGATACGTACATCTTGGAATGATTGTGATACAAATGATTTAATGACATTAGCACCAGAAAGAAAGATACGTGCACCTGACCAAATACGTGAAGACCCACCTGACCAAATAGGTGAAGACGCACCTATAAAAATCTTATTAGTTTCTCATCAGCAATGTCAAGCAGTATAACCCCCTTTAATGTTACTGATTTTAAATCTGCTGAGCGTATTAAAAAATTTTATGACTGTCAAAAAGACATGATTGAAAAAGGGTATAATAATCAATATGGTGATATGTGAAGATTTATCTGTAAAGATATTTTCAACTGAAACGGAAGCAATTGATTTTACAGAAAACTATTCTAATTCATTCAGGCAAAGAATTGGTGTGTCAAAAGTTATAATTGATGATGAATATTATAAAGAAGAATCTAAAAATAAAATACTAACATCCGCATCAAAATTAAATAAAGACACAACAGTTATTTATACTAATACTGATGATGACGATTTTGAACTAATTCAATCTGTTTCCAAGACTAAAACAGTGTAATCATTTTCATTTAGTACAATAGCGTTATTTTCGGTCAAATTTATTATATTAATATTGTGATCTACAATATTTAGTGTATAGTTAAATGGCACTTGAAGGTCATGTTTGTTGATAAAATCTTTGTGATATGTATGCATAAAATAATCAATAAATGTGGAGCAAAACTTATTTCCAACCACATAATAATTGTAAGTTGGAGTAGATAGTAAAATTGAATGCTCAATATTCTCTTTATTTTTGGACGTGAAATTTAATTCTATATCTAAAAAACGTACATTGGACCTCTTTAACGGTACTGTGTTTAAAGGCAAATCCAAACATATGTTAATTGGACAAACCATGTCCCACAAGTCATACTGTTTTTCAGCAGAGTTATACTTTTTAAATCGTCTTATTTTTAGCAACGGATTAATTAATAAACTTGTCTTTATATTTTCACAAGTTTTTGTGTCTTTGCTATATACTTCATTGACTTCATGTTCATCCATAGGAGGGTAAATTGTATTCCAAAACTTTGTAACCGGATTTTGCACATTTTGAACAAACAATATTTCTCCATAACTAACAAAGTAAATAATATTATAAAAAAGTTTTATTAGTAAATTTGAGATATATTCAGGAATATAATAAAAAAATAAAGACATATTTTTCTTTTGTTATAACTATTATACTATAAATCTTATATTTAACTGAATTTAAGATTTATAATTAGAACAAAACAATATTTTTTCCAATTTGTCTTTTGGCACAAGAGCACTAGAATTCTCAATATGCAATACGTTATAATGAATATCATCAACAAACTCAATAAACATGTTGATCGATTTGTTTAGCCAGTCTGACTGAGAGTGAATCTCTGTCTGGTTCTTTATAATGTAAATACCTAACTGATCACTAAGCTCTTTGTTTAGCGTTCTAAGCAAGATGTTGATTATTACCTCATTGGCATAATCTTGGCTAAACAAAATTCCCGTGCGAAAACATTCCACCGTCTCGTACGCAGGATTATCCTCTTCTGCAATGCAAAGCATTTGGTAACGCTCAAAATCATCTTGAGTGGTTGCAACTGAAACCATATAACGTAGCACACGAGCGTTATCACTTGGGGTTGACTCAAATATAGCATCCATATCCAAGTTTTTTTCAATGGTTAGTTTTTGAAACAATTTATTCATTGCCAATTTACTGGTGTTTAATACACGTGTATAATCAGCCCTTCCATTCAAACAGTGGTCAACACAGTGGTAAAAACACGAGCCATCACCATTCATTTCAATTGTTTTATAAGAAGCAATTAAGTGAGCCGACATTTTTATTATAGGTGTTCTGTTTGTATGCATTGGGTTTGATTTTTGTTTTTTATTTCATTTTTATATTTTGCTTTGATTTTGTTATTTTGCTTTGATTTTGTTATTTATATTAGCATGTTGTCCATGAATAATATTTCTTTTTCTTGGCTATATATAATCCCTTTTCCCAAATTATAAATATAAGATGTTGCCGTCAAGTCATTGTTTTGTATCATGTTGGCGGTCGTAGTTAATGCCATGGAATGATGTGGTATCATTCGTTTTATCCAGTCTTGGGGACTTGTAAACAGTTGATTACGCATCACATATATTAAAACCAAACTAAGGCAAACCCCAATCCCAAATATAGTTATGCTAAAGTGACCTTTTTGCAAATAGTGAACGATTTGATGACCCCAAATCATGGTGGACGCCATGTACAATGACGCATACACAAGCGGTAAAGAAAAATAAAGATGGTCTGGGGAATACACCATTACATTCATTACATTAACTGTAATTGCAATTACAAACATAACGCTAAATAAAATTAATTGGTCTTTAACATTCGACATTATATATTACCTTTTATGTTATTTTTTTGTTCTTTTTGTTCTTTTTGTTCTTTTTGTTCTTTTTGTTCTTTTTGTTCTTTGTTAGTTTGTAACCAAAAAAAGACTTTAATTACTTTACTTTTACTTATGTTTTATAAATCTAATCTAATTATACTTACACGCCTTAACTTGATGCAAGTCGGCCAAATATAGCATTTGACTCGGCATTCCACACTTTTGCATTTTGAGGTAGAGGATGTTCGTATTCAACAAAGTCGCAAGGAAACAGAATATTTGCTAGTTCTGCTTGCTCTTCGGTAACATCCTTCATTACCGCACCCTTTGTAGCAATAGCATTTAAGAGGTGACGCTCTGTCTTGTTTTTGACATATATCATGTACATTTCGCTGTCTGATTTTGTATCAAGTGCACGCAAAAACCGATAACTAATCTGGTAGAGGTCAATAGTGCTGTAATTCGGGCTTACAAAACAAACACGAGGATATGCTCCGTCCTTGTCATCCAAGTCAATGCCCGATGATAAAACATGAACATTTCCAATGAGCAAGCGTCGCTCTGTATTAGGTTCTTGAAATGGTCGCAAAACGTCCTGACGCTTTTTTGAGGGAACGCTACCATTAAGCACAAGTGGGTTAAACTCGTCCTTTAATTCGCGAACCACGTCGGTAATAGTTTGAGTGTAGTTGCATGCTAGTACCACCTTGCACAATGGATTTTCTGTAAGTTTCTCGCGGCACATTTTTACCATAATGGGAATCTTGGCTGTTTCAATCATAAGAAGAGCCTTTTGCATTGCGGCAAACATCTGTGTACTTGTCATGTGCTCTTCATCACCACCTTTTGATTGCATGCACTTTTGAAGACGAGAGATTCCTTGGTCCAAGAGCTTAGCACAAGGATTTGCATCTGCTTCAAGTAAACTCTTAGCCGAAATTTTGGGATTTTTTCTAATAACTGCTTTAGTTGATGGTATAGGAACTATTAAATTATACATACCATTAAACTTATGAACTCGAAAGTTGTTTCCAACAACCACCATTGATCGGCTTAAGCATGGCTTAATCACCTGTAAAAAGTACTGGTAGCATTCTTCCACTGGGCTTTTATATTTAGTCTGAATTTGAACTGCCGCGGCGATTCTTGGACTCAAATTTTCACAATATGTGCGAATTTCTTGCAAACCAGTTGGTATGTTACCAATTGGACCTACTTCTACACCTGGAACACGAGTTCGCTGAAACGCACCAATATCAAACTGTGTGAGTTCTTGGTGTGTCATGATGCCTACTGTTTTGAAAAACTGAACAGTTTGAACTGGCTTGTCAATTGGACTGCCAGAAATTAGCAAAGCTCGAGACTTAGTTAATCCTGGTCCAGTTCCTTTAATTCCACATACTAGTTCTTTGCATGCTCTTGTTTGAGCAGAGCTGTCATTCTTAATGTTTTGAATTTCGTCAATAATGAGAAACAAGCCCTCACGAATATACTGACGCATTTGTGCAGTCAGGCGATATGTTACTACATTGCCCTGTGGCGTCATAACATCCGCACGACGAATCAAGTGACCAACGCGCTGAGTTTTTCCCATTTGACCACTTAGTTCATTAAACGAGTAAACCTCTATACCAACAAGACCATATTCGTGAATTAGTTCTTTCCACTTGCCTGTCATTGAAGACGGACAAATAATTAAACCTCTTAGAAATTGTAAAATTTGTGTTATATGTGGTATACCGTACTTGTACACGTACATACCAGCAAATGATTTACCCGCACCAAGCATGGAAAAGTCCAGTGCAAAGTATGATGTAATGAAAATATCCCAAAATTCTTCTACCTGGTTTTTTTGGTAGCCATACAGTACAATGTCTTTAGATGTGGCTACTGTAACACATGAACTTGAAACATGATCTTGATTTTGAATCTCAACATAAAATCCACAATCGTCTAGGACCATTTCTTCCGTATCTTTTACGTTTCGAATATACAGGTGGGTTGAATTAATGGAATAGTCCTTGTGTATTTCAACAAAACTTTGGTTGCATAGCATAGTAAGTTGCTCGTATTTTTCTAAAATATTCGTATACACATCGTTAGATACGTTTGCTTGAATTGCGTTACGCACCTCAATCTGATATCCATCTGTTGCAGAAAGATATAAATTTATAATGGTAGCATGTAAAATATGAGCCTTGTACTGTGTATGGTAAAAGTAAACACGTTGCTCCCAAATTCGTTCAGATATTTTTTCCATAAGAAATTGAACACGCAAGTCGTGACATCGTGCATGCAAATCTGTAATGAGGGTTTCCTCGTTAAACAATCGTATCTTGTGCTCACGAACTGATGAAGTTACTGTATAAAGCAATCGCAACAAATCGGGAGGACATGGTACAAATACATCATTTCCAACAGAAGCACAAGATTCATCTGCATACCGTTCTACTGCATCTCGTGGAACACGGTCAAAGCGATTGGAAAACATACAAAAGTCTTCACCAACTTCTTCACCAACTACTTCTGTGGTTTGTTGGTTTTGTCCAAACAATTCGGATGAAATATAAGGATTAGAATTTGACTCTTGTAGTTGTAGTGTTACCCAGTCAAACCGACTTCCACAATTCGTACATCGCATGTGGTTACATCCATCAATACGATGAATTGGAGTATAACACTTGGGGCACGGTTTAGAATCACGAATGCTTAGTTTTGCATCTTCGCTACATACGTGACCCACGTGAGAATTTGTTGTACCGCCAGTAACAATTTCCTCATGACAGTGTACACAGCATATGTGATTACAAACATTACATGTTTCACCAATAACTAGACCACGGCAGTCACCAATCGGACATGGGTACTTGGCCGAAATTGTTTTGCCAGTTGCTTTTGGCTTTACAGAAAATCGTTGCACTTGACCAAATCGGGAGTTTTTACGAATCTCTTCGCATTCCTTTAGCCATGCCACCATGGCCTGTACATCCACCGTTTCTAAATTAACACGTTGTTCCACCATCAGTTCACGAATAATCGTGGGTACCACAATGTCCTTGTAAAACTCGCTACCTAAGATATCGGCAATAAAAGATTGCGAAAACTCAAAGTGGCAACTTGCACATTCGCCTTTGGCATAAGTTGTTTGACATGTTTTACACACTACATAAGAGCATCTGGGACAAGTGCATGGATAAACTGTTTTTCTTGTTTTTCTAGCAGGATTGAGGTTGTATGTAAAATTCGAGCAACAAATCTGACATTCAAATGTAGCGGTCATTTTGTTGTTTATGTTGTTTATTAAAATAACTTATAAAGTTCTTTGTATAAATCTTAATCTCAATATTTAATTCATTTTTATATTATTAATGTAAAAATGAAATAATCTCATATGAAATTACAAACACCAGTGAAAGTACCATGCTTAGTAAAAAAGAATTATCAGAATTAAATGCAAAACTTAATGAGCATGAACAAATCGTAAAAGATAACAAAAAAAAAGATAAAATCTTTAAACAAACTGCGGCCAAGCATGATAAAATAGCTAAAGAAAATAACAAGATTAGAGATTTTCCAAAAAAGTTAAAAGAATATCAAGCAAACACTTTTGTGTTAAAAGCAGATGTAACTCGTTTGTGGAAAGAAAATAAGGATACACAAAAACAATGCGACAAATGGGATACAAGAATTACAGAGGAAACATATCAAATGCGTTTACAAAAATTAAACAAGTTAAGAGAATTTAGTAAACACCCAGACTCCATCTATAATACATGGAACAAAATAATCAAAGACTCGTATAATAAAATAAAAAAAATTAATGAAATATTAGAGCTTCTTGATTGGGAGTTTAAGAATCATTGCATACATGAAAACAGTGTTGGAGATAAATTAAACAAGGCTCATGAAATTAAAACTTTCGGCAAGTTTAGTTTTTGTTCTGTTTGCAGAGCATCTGAAACAAATTGTATATATTGTACATATACATATGGAGGCAATGGGGGAAATGGACATGGCGGATGCAATACATGTTGTGGAAAAAATTATGATTACTGGGATAAATATTAACAAATTAAACAAATTATTTTTTGTAAAAAATGTTGTCTATCAGATTACTATTAATTTTTTACCAAAAATAAAATACGATGTAAAGATAAATGTCATCAACAAATAGCATAAAACCCGTATCTGCTTTAACTCGTACAAACGATATTAACGACCGCTTGTACGCAAGAAATATTCCATCTGAGCCACTGCAACCCTATTTAGAGGCACGAGCTGTTCCAACCAAATATGTCAAAATGCCTGTTATTGATTATCGTCGACCTGTGTCTGTGCCATTAAACCAAGACCCAACATTTAATACAAGTCAAGCATTTAATCCTGGTACTGGATTTGGACCTTGGTCTGGTTTTGCTACTCGAGTAAATACTGAGACGGTATTGCGAAACCAAATATATGCAAATCAAAAATGCAGTGCGGCTACCTATGTTCCCAGTAGTAAAAGCGATTTGTATAAAATTCATTGGACAAATGCAAATAAAGGTACTCCAACTCAACATTCTTTGTTGTTTGAAGAATCGCAATTTGCTCCCCATAATGCTAACCCTGCATCGGACAAAATTGGTGTTTCGTTATTCAACAACTCAACTAGACATCAGCTTAATGAATAATAAATACATTGTGTATTTTTAATTAATTAAAAATATTAACAATAATAACAATAATAAATGGAAACATATATAACGCACGATAATGGTAAAGAGCCATATAAAGTTGACGTATTTAACCAAGATGTTACAATATATAAGTCAATTTTAACAATTGACTATGACTCTGAAACTACTTATAATGAAACCCCCATATTTGTATTTAGCAATGTGGAACAAGTTTTTATTGGCAAAAGTCCAAAGAATAAAATGACTTTATTTAGTGGTGGATTTGGATCAAAGTATGATGGCAATTCTATTCTTTTACATATTAAAGATTATGATTATGTCTTTATTGGCCGCGAAATTTTTCGATTCAAGTCGTTTGTAAAAATTACGGAATTTGTATCTCCTCTTGGTAATAACCGTGTACCATATCCCTTTGCAAAAGATTGTGAAAATCGTTATTATTTATTAATTGAAAACATAGTTATAAATAATGTACCATCTGATGTAGAAACCCCATATGATCATTATTATAGCGAAAATATTAATATTATAAAAAAAGGAACAAATGAATTAGATATTAAAACCTTTTTGATTGGTGGAAATATTTACAAATTTTCTCACAATTCGCTTCCCAATAAAAACTATGACAGAATTTCACAATGGGATGACTTTGGGAATGGTTTTGAAATTATATACATAAATGGTGATAAACAACATTTAACCCGTAATACATATTTACAAATCGTTAATAATTGGAGTCAAAAGCAAGGTTTAACATGCTTAAAAGATTTTGAAGTTTTACAAAAACAATCGTGGTAATTTTTATTTAATTCTATTTTTTATATGGTCTTCTGTAATCATAGGCTCAGTTAAATTTAAATGCACAGAAGTAGCATACAATAAATTGTAGTTAAACTCCATAATAAATTTGGACAATATTTTTAGTTCCGATGGTTCCATTGAAATTAAATCAACGTAATTTGTGTTTATTAGTAATGTAGTAGGCATTTCTTGCTGTATTCTTTCACTTTTAAACTTATTAACATATCCAGCAATTGTTGAAAAATCTGTGGTTGGGCAAAACTCGAGAAAAATAATAATTTTTTGCTTGTATTGAATATTAACAAACCGAGTATTATTGTCATGGTGGTGACGGATTAGATCAGGATTAATATGCATGTTATGTAAATTTCTGCATGGAACAAATAAAAATTGCATGGCCATTTTTTAAGTATATACTACCATATTATACATTTTGTATTTAAGTTGTTTTTATAAAAAATGTTTTTTATTATTACAACTAACTAGCAGAATAAGAATGAAGACGAACATTTTGTTTCTAATTTGTTTTTATAAAAAAATGATTTTACTGTAATCGATTTTGAATAAAGCAATTAATAAGCAAAAATAATAAACAAACCTAAGCCAATAATTCAAAACCGTAAAATATAACAAAAAATAATGAATATTGAATTACCAATGTGTTTATTAAATTGGATAAATCAAAAAAACATTAATTGGGAATGGTTGTCTGGTAATCCGTCAGAAGGTGCTATGAAGTTGCTAGAAAAAAATCCAGATAAAATAGATTGGTCTAGTTTGTCTTTAAACACGTCGAAAGGTGCTATCAAGTTGTTAGAAAAAAATCAAGATAAAATAGATTGGTTAATGTTGTCTCGCAATAAGTCAGAAGGTGCTATCAAGTTGTTAGAAAAAAATCCAGATCAAATACATTGGTATTATTTGTCTGGTAATACGTCAGCTATGCAGTTGCTAGAAAATAATCAAGATAAAATATATTGGCTGCATTTGTCTGGCAATAAGTCAGAAGGTGCTATGCGGTTGTTAGAAAAGAATCAAGATAAAATTCGTTGGGAAGAGTTGTCTAGAAATCCATCAAAAGGTGCTATGCGGTTGCTAGAAAATAATCTAGATAAAATAGATTGGTATTGGTTGTCTCTAAATCCGTCAGCTATGCAGTTGCTAGAAAATAATCCAGATAAAATACATTGGCGTTTGTTGTCTGGAAATTCGTCAAAACATGCTATGAACTTACTAAACAAAAATCCAGATAAAATACATTGGTGTGGGTTGTCTGGAAACCCGTCAGAAGGTGCTATGCGGTTGCTAGAAAAGTATCCAGAGAAAATAGATTGGTTTAATTTGTCTCAAAATAAGTCAAAAGGTGCTATGAACTTACTAGAAAAAAATCCATATAAAATCAATTTGAGGCATCTCTTTATAAATCCGTATATATTCAAGTATGATTATATACAGATGAAAGAGAACTGTATGTTGTTTAAAGAAGACTTAATAAAGAATCGGTTTCATCCTCGCAATATATCCAAGTTTAAAGATTGGGGATTTAATTAATTATAAAAAAAATAAATTGTTTTTTGTATAAATAAACATTACAAATAATATATGCCAATGCAAATAGCAACATACTACTTATATAAGCGACCCAAAGTTAAAGATAATCTTGTGTTAATTGACAATGATATGTTAATATTTATAGATAATTTTGACAATTATCCTAAGTGTTTAAAGTATTTACAAAATAAAATGTTTACATTAGATTATCAAGATTATGTGTTTATTGTAAAAAAATATGCAAATGGAAATTTCGCATTTCCTCAAAAAAAGAAAGCCCTAAATTGTAACCAGTACAATAGTGTAGCAAACGGTCCAAATTTCTACGAGGAATATACGCCAGGAAATTATTATGGCATAGGAAATAGTACTGATTGCTACAACTATACCGACGTTTGGTACAAATTCACTTATCAAAATATATACGGGAAATACAAGTGGAAAGAATCTGCACATAGGTCACCCCAAGAATGTACCCAAGAAAAAATAATAAACAGCAATACGATAATACTTAACATTTTACTAGAAGTTAAATCCATTAACTCCCCAATCTCTAAACTTGGATATATTACGAGGATGAAACCGATTTTTTATTAAGTCTTCTTTAAACAACATACAGTTATGTTTCATCTTTTTATAATCACACTTAAATATATACAGATTTGCAGACAAATAATACCAATCAATTTTATCTGGATTTTTTTCTAACAACCGCATAGCACCTTCTGATGGATTTGCGGACAAACAATCCCAAATTATTTTATCTGGATTTGTTTCTAGAAACTGTATAGCACTGTCTGACGGATTTTCAGACAAATAATACCAATCAATTTTATCTGGATTTTTTTCTAACAACCGTATAGCACCTTCTGACGGATTAAATGACAAATATTCCCAATGTATTTTATCTGGATTTTTTTCTAGCAACCTTAAAGCATCTTTTGACGGATTGGCAGACAATTCACTCCAATGTATTTTATCTGGATTTTTTTCTAACAAATCTATAGCTGACGAATTGTTAGACAAATAAAACCAATTTATTTTATCTAGATTTTTTTCTAGTAAGTGTATAGCTGACGTATTACAAGACAAAAACCACCAATCTATTTTATCCGGATTTTTTTCTAACAACCGTATAGCTGACGGATTTGTACACAAACAATCCCAATGTATTTCATTTTGATTTTGTTCTAACAACCGTACAGCCCATTCTGTCGGATTTCCAGACAAACGAAACCAATCAATTTTATTCGGTTTTTGTTGCAACCATCTAGCACCAGCACCTTCTGACAAATGATAGCAATTCATTTTATCCTGATTATTTTCTAGCAACCGCGTAATACTTCGTGGCTCTTTTAAATACACCCAATCGCAAGATATCTTATCTTTATTCTTTTTTAGCAATTGCAAAGCACCTTTTGACTTATTACAAGACAAACGAAACCAATCAATTTTATTGTGATCAATCCAATCTAATGTACACATTGGTAATTCAACATTCATGGTTTCTTGTTATATTAAATGTTTACACCTATTATTTCATTTTTATAAAAAAAATATTCATTATCAAATCCATTAATCCCCCAATCTCTAAACTTGGATATATTGCGAGGATGAAACCGATTCTTTATCAAGTCTTCTTTAAACAACATACGGTTTTGTTTCATCTGTATATAATCATACTTAAATATATACACATTTTGAGACAACCAATGCCAATATATTTTATCTTGATTCTTTTCTAGCAACCACATAGCACCTTCTGACTCATTTAGACACAACCAATGCCAATGTATTTTATCTTGATTTTTTTCTAGCAACCGCATAGCACCTCCTGACGGATTTGCAGACAAATAAGTCCAATTGATTTTATCTGGATTTTTTTCTAGCAACTGCATTGCACGTTCTGACAAATTTTCAGACAACATATCCCAATTTATTTTATCTGGATTTTGTTCTAACAACTTAATAGCATATTCTGACGGATTCCTAGACAAAATATCCCAATTTATTTTATCTGGATTTTTTTTTAGCAACTGCATAGCACCTTTTGATGGATTTTTAGAGAACCAAAACCAATGTATTTTATCTGGATTTTTTTCTAGCAACTGCATAGCACCTTCTGACGTATTTAAAGACAAATAATACCAATTTATTTTATCTTGATTTTTTTCTAACAAATGAATAGCACCTTCTGACGAATTTGCAGATAAAATACACCAATCTATTTTGTCTGGATTTTTTTTTAGCAACTGTATTGCTGACGGGTTTTCAAAATACCAATATGTTTTATTGTAATTTTTTTCTAGAAACTGCATAGCACCTTTTGACTTATTTCTATTCAAACCATCATAATTTATTTTATTGTGATTAATCCAATCTAATGTACACATTGGTAACTCTACATTCATGGTTTCTTGTTGTATTAAAATGTTTACACATATTATTTCATTTTTATTAAAATATTCATAATTACAACACAAATTCGGGACTAACTTTACGCAAAAACATAGCCAATGGGTTTTTTTGTAAAAGTCCTTGGATAACCTGCTGATTTATGTACGGATTATCCTCCATAGTAAAAAGATGAGGACTTGTACTACTAGGTCTCCGACTCCAGTCCACAATAGTCGTTGACATATTCATCAAGTTTTTGTTAGTTTGCAATAATTGACGACTCTGATGTGACTCCAAATCTGCAATTGTAACACCGAGCATAATAGCAAACACCGACTCGTTGGCTAACCCTCCAGCACAAACAGTTGAGTAAATTGTCCTAGTTGTAGGATTAAAAATAAACTGAATTATTTGGTTTACGTGAGACAATGTTAACGTAAACCAAGGGTCATGCATAATGTGCAAGTTTGGGGGAAGTCTTTTTAAATTAGCTCTCCCATGAAAATCCGGATTCCAATCTGCACCTTTAATGCTCATGATGCTTTTGCTACCATATTGTTGAAATCGTTCTTTAAAGTGTTCTGGCGAAATGATAGGCATACACGAATCAGTTAACATACAAAACCATTGATTCAATGAGTCATGGTGCTTAGCAAAAGACAAAAGAGAAATATATGCGGGCACAACATGAAAGTAAGAAGTTTCTGAAATATAATTTGGTGGAATTGTGTGCGATCTAAGCCAAGGAGACTTAATATGATTAATGTGCTTGTAATGAACATAAACATTAATCCAGTTCTTGTTTGGCTCAATCCATTTTTTCCAAACGGCTTCTTGGTTTAACACATGTTTGTAACTAATAATAAAACAAAGTGCAACCTTATTTGGTTTTGTTATTTTTGGGTTAATATTTAGGTTAGAGTTTAATAACTCCATTTTGATATAGATGTATTTTTTATTTACACTTAATATTCCTTTATTTTTAGTACAAACTAACAAATGCGTTTAATTTAAACATATTTGTAAAAATGAAATATTATTTGAAAAAATATTATTTTAAAAATATGGACTTATACAATTAAAATTGTTGAATATTTAAACAAGCACCGCTATTTTCCTGATGCAAATTCCGATGTGTTTAATGAAGTCAATGATAAAATACCGCAGTTATCTCAAGATATATATCCAATATATAATAGCAATTTTATTTATAATAAATTAACTGTAAAATCAACTCTATTTTACATTATTAAAGGCATCCCTAAATATATTCAAATATCTAAAGGATTGCACAATATTACTTATCACATATACTTTAACGGAATAATTACTAACTACCTTCAAAAATTTGGACTTATTATTGGTTCATTTTACTGCAATAATTGTATTATATATTATTGCTGGATTCAAAAACGGAATCATTTTACATCTTTATGCGATACATGTGGATCATGGGATGATGAATGGTTAAATGAATCCGAGGATGAAATGAAATACCGTATTCAAGTGGTATTATCAGATAGTTTAACAAATTTAATTTTATTGGGACTTTCGCGTGACTTACGAAGTGAATTATTTACAACATTAGGATTAAATTTAAATAATACAAAGAAAAAATAAAATCTAAACATTAAAAATTAATGTTTTATTTTGTCGTTTTGAACAAACATTGTAGGGGCAACCATGCGAGCCGCTAAACGCTCTTTTTTTAAAAAATCTCGTTTTAGGTCGCTATCTTCTGTTAGTCCGTTCATGTTTGCAGGACTACGATTATCAAAGCCATGTTGAAATAAAAAAGGAGTAGACTGAACTTGACCAGACGAGTAATAAGGGTTGTTGCCAGATGCGTTAAAGTATTCTTGAGTATCCACCTTCATTATTTCTTTTCCATGATTTTGCATAAACTGACGATACTCCCAGTTTGATTTTACACCTGCGTTTTTTCTAATAATTCCAGAATTGCTATTATCCATTTTTAATAATTAAGTATTATGTTAGTATGACAATTTATTTTTTGCATAAAACATGTTAAATATAAATATTCAATGTAAATAAATGATTCCACATTAGACTTTAAAAAAAAACTCACTAGACATTATACATAGCTCAAATAAAGTTGAGCAGTTGCAAGCAATCCAGGCAGACGCTTTAGCTATGTTTAAAAAAAAGAATGCTGATTATGGTGATGCGTTTGCTAAATATGGTGTGATTGGCGTGCTAATGCGAATTGAAGACAAGATTCAACGGGCTATATCTATAACAAAAAACAATGTAGCATTAGTAAATAATGAGAGTTTGAAAGACACAATGTTAGATTTGCACAATTATGCTGCCATGGCATGCATGCTAATTGACGAAAATCCAAATTAAATTTAAAAACAAATGACTTAAAGGTATAAAATATAAAATATAGCCATAAAATAATGATTCATCAATTTCCAATTTATCGCTCTGGAGTTAGTTCCAGTCGCTACACTGCGTTACGCACCACAAGTTTATCCGCAACAAGTTCTCGCACTGTAGAAGCAATTGTTTCTAGTTCCCTTGGTGGAGCAGGTGGTAGTCGCCGTATCGCAAAATACTACGCTCAAAAACAAGGAATGTCGGCAAAAATGCTGTACAAAAAGTTTTACCCTGGTGGCATAATTGTTTTATAAATTGTACAACAAATTTAAAGTATCGGGTTGAATTTGCATTAATAATATTACTTTTTTATTTGTTATTGTTTTTAAATTATTTGTTTGTTAGTTTAACCAAATCATTATAAATAAAAATATCTTGAATAGTATAAGAGACATTATGAGCGTAAAAAGTATCATCATCACAGTAATCATTCTTATTTTAGTGATTACCCTGATAAAGTACATTGCCAACGACGCAAATACTTTAACTGGCCTTACTGCAGCAGACACAGTGCAAAAGATTGACGCTGAAACCTTGGCCACAGGCACCAACGACGCAGCATCCAACTATAGTTATTCAATCTGGTTCTATGTTGACGACTGGAACTATCGCTACGGAGACCAAAAAGCCATATTTGGCCGTATGAGCCAAGATACCGACGTAAAACAGCCATGTCCTGTTGTATACTTAGGACGTGAGCAAAATAACATTGATATTGTATCTACTGTATATCCTGGCGATACAACAACTGTAACAACTGAGGACCAAATGACTGTTCATACTTGTTCTGTAGCTAATGTTCCTATTCAAAAGTGGGTTAACCTTATTGTCAGTGCATATGGTCGCACAATGGACGTGTACCTTGATGGAAAACTTGTTAGAACATGTGTATTGCCTGGTGTTTCCAACATTGACTCTAATGCTAATGTTTTTGTAACACCCAATGGTGGGTTTTCTGGCTGGACATCCAAATTTCAGTACTGGCCCGAGTCGTGTAATCCACAAAAAGCATGGAACATTTACAAAAAAGGCTATGGCGGTAGTTGGCTCGGAAACATGTTTGGAAAGTACACGGTAAAAGTTTCTTTAATGGAAGGCGATGTGGAAGACAAAGCTTTCGAGTTTTAACTTAACAAACAACTTGCATCTACCAATGTTAAAGTTAATCTTGTTTAAATATAATGTCATGTTTATATTTTTTTTTACATTTTTTGAGTAAATATTGTATTTTGATTTGACATTTCAAGGCAAATAAGGCAATAAAACTGTGGTAGAAGTAATACAATAATAATTTTTGAATTCTATGGTTAACCTTGTTTCATATTTGCTATCAGGCATTAAATATTGCTTATACTCGTTTAATTCAAAAGATAAAATAGAAATCGGTATAATTAGTTCATTATGATTTGAAAAATAAACATTTGTGGTTGTTTTGATTTCTTTGTCATTATTGTCATTTCGTATTGAATGATCGTTTGGATTATTAATTATTACATTACGTCTTGTGTTTGATGTGCAGATATTATTTTCAAAAAAACAAATATTTTCTACACGACATCCTCCAATGTCAACACTTATATTGTCAATAAATTGAGACGCACTAAATGATGTATCCAAAATATCATCAAATTTAAATTTAAGACAAGATTGTTTGGAAAAATTTGCAATTCTAGGATAACAAAAAAGATATCTTTTATATAATTTACTAGATCTATCACCTGAACATGTGAATGTTGTATATGGATAATTTAAGGTTAATTCTTTAATATTATCTTGGTTTGTATTATATTTAATTATGTGTGTTATGGGTCTAGGTGTTAGTTCTATGGGTAAAAGTAAAGGATTCAACTCTTCGTTAAAGTTTTCATTCTTTTGTTTTTTAAACAACTTTCTTTGCATTAATTTAAATATAATGTCATGTTTATATTATTTTTACATTTTTTGAGTAAATATTGTATTTGATTTTATATTTCAAGTTAATATACCAACTCTAATAATAAAAAAAAATAATATACCTAATATCACATCCAAAAGTAATGGAATACTTGCTTTTCTATCTTTTCGAATTAAATATATACAAGCTGTTAACAATAACATACCATGAATAAATCTATATGGCGCCCACCACGTTTTACCACCAGATTCTATAGCATGCAATCTAGAATTAGTAAAAGCTAAATATAAGGTACCAATACTCATTAACCCTACAACCACACTTAAATATACAAAATAACGTTCAGGTAAAACTTTAGGTATGTACGCAATTAATAAACGAATTGGAATACATAAAAATAAAAATAATAGCAATCGTAAAGTATTATCCATTACTTTATAATAATAATTTATCCTTTACCTTGTAAATAAAATAATTATTCAAAATCAAACCCATTTATCATCCAATCTTTAAACTTGGGTATATTGCGAGGATGAAACCGATTCTTCATCAAGTCTTCTTTAAACAACATACAGTTCTGCTTCATCTGTTTATAATCATACTTAAATATATGCGAATTTAAAGATAAATTTATCCAAATTTTCCAATCTATTTTATCTGGATTCTTTTCTAGCAACTGCATAGCATGTTCTGACTTATTACAAGACAACTGATACCAATTAATTTTATCTTGATTATTTTCTAGTAAGCGCATAGCACATTTTGACGGATTTGCAGACAAGTGATACCAAGCTATTTCATCTGAATACCAAGCTACTACATTTGGTTTTTGTTCTAGCAACTGCACAGCACCTTCAAACGGATTTTTAGACAACTCTTGCCAATTTATTTTATTTGGATTTTTTTTTAGCAACTGCATAGCACCTTCTGAGGGATTCTTAGACAAATAGCTCCAATTTATTTTATCTGGATTTTTTTCTAGCAACTGTATAGCATATTGTGACGAATTTTCAGACAAATTTCCCCAATTTATTTTATATGGATGTTTTTCTAACAACTGCATAGCACCTTCTGATGGATTGTCAGACAATTGCCAATTTATTTTATCTGGATTTTTTTCTAGCAACCGCATTGCACCTTCTGATGGATTTTTAGACAAATACCACCAATCTATTTATCTTGATTTTTTTCTAGCAACTGCATGGCACGTTCTGACGGATTACAAGACAACTGCAACCAATCTATTTTAATTGGATCTTTTTCTAGCAACCGCATTGCACCTTCTGACTTATTAGTAGACAAATTATACCAATTTATTTTATCTTGATTTTTTTCTAGCAACTTAATAGCACTATATGACGAAATTCTAGACAAACTACTCCAATCTATTTTATATAGATTTTTTTCTAACAACTTGATAGCACCTTCTGACGGATTGGAAGACAAATGATTCCAACTTATTTTATCTGGATTTTTTTCCAGCAACTGAATGGCACCATATGACGAATTTTGAGACAACCAAAACCAGTCTAGGTTATCTTTATTAATCCAATCCAACAAACACATTGGTAATTCTAGACTCATGATTTTTGTGTATTGTCATTTTTTACAAGTAATTAAATCATTTTTATTAAAAAATGATTATTCAGAATTAAATGGAAGTTACTCAAAGCCATTGACCCCCCAATGTCTAAACTTGAGTATATTGCGAGGATGAAACCGATTCTTCATCAACTCTTCTTTAAACAACATACAGTTCTGTTTCATCTGTTTATAATCATACTTAAATATATGCGGACTTGATAACAAGAGAGTCCAATTTATTTTATCTTGATTTTGTTCTAGCAACTGAATAGCACCTTTTGACGAATTTCCCGACAATTCATCCCAACTTATTTTATCTTGATTTTGTTCTAGCAACTGAATAGCACCTTTTGACGAATTTCCCGACAATTCATCCCAACTTATTTTATCTTGATTTTGTTCTAGCAAGTGCATAGCTGACGGATGTCTAGACAAGAAAAACCAATCTATTTTATCTTGATTTTTTTCTAGCAACTGAATAGCACCATTTGACTCATTCTTAGACAACTGAGACCAATTTATTTTATCTGGATTTTTTTCTAGCAACTGTATAGCTGACTGATTTTGAGACAACATCCACCAACATATTTTATCTTGATTTTTTTCTAATAATTGTATAGCACCTTCTGACTCATTACCAGACAAAAACATCCAATCAATTTTATCTGGATTTTGTTCCAGCAACTGCGCAGCTGAATTATTTTCAGACAAATAAGGCCAAATTATTTTATCTGGATTTTTTTCCAACACCTTGATAGCACGTTTTGACAGATTTTGAGACAACATAAACCAATTTATTCTATGTTGATTTTGTTTTAGCAACCGGATAGCACCTTCTGACGAATTTTTAGATAAGAAACGCCAATTTATTCTATCTGGATTTTTTTCTAGCAACCGCATAGCACCTTCTGATGAATTTCCAGACAACAACATCCAATTAATTTTATTTTGATTATTTTCAAGCAAGTGAATCGCACCTTGAGAATTATTTTCAGACAACTTATCCCAATCTATTTGTTTTTGATTTTTTTCTAGCAACTGAATCGCACCTTGATAATTATTTTCAGACAACACATTCCAATGTATATTATCGGTATTAATCCAATTCAATAAACACATGGGTAATTCAAGATTCATGTTAATATATTGCACAAGTATGTTAAAACAAATCATTTTTATTAAAAAGTTTATTTAGTTTTGTTAGTTACGTACTTTTTTTTAGTTTTTTGTTTGTATTTTAGTGTTTGTTTTTTTTTACATTTGAATTTACCACGGGTTAAACCTCGCTTTCCAAAAATACTCTTAGTGCAAATCCCAATGGCTTTTGGACCAAATTTTGGCTCAAGTTTTTTTAAACATCTACACATTTTAGCAGACAAAACACGTTCTGCTTTTTTACGCCTTGCTGTAGTACTTTTAGGTAGGCTTTTACCATATGATTTTAAAATTTGATATGCGGTAACCATCTTTATTATGTAAAAATATTTTATTCAAAAAAATGAAAATAAAATAATTCAAGTGGTTATTATAACATCTTATAATATGTTAGAATATGATAACGTTACAAATAGTATAGTAAAACTAAAACAATATAATAAAGAAGATAAAGACCAGTTTGTACATGATTGTGAATTTGGTTACTTTGATAAAATTCATTTACAGTTAAATCAAAACACAACCAAACAAAATAAACAACTCATTGCATACAATGAGTATCAAGCATTTCGTAAAGCATGTAAATATGGTCATTTAGATATTGCCAAATGCATTTTAAGTTATGTGACAGATAATAACATACAACAAATTATCTTTGCATCAAATGACGACTATGCGTTTCGCCATGCATGTATAGGCGGTCATTTAGAAATAGTAAAGTGGATATATGAAATGCATCCAACTGTTAAAATGTGTGGAATGAATAATTTTGCATTACATAAAACATGTGAACAAACCACACAACATCACATAATTAAATGGTTGCTTTTATACATGACGGATACAGATGTTCAATTAATGTTTGAGACTAACTTGTACATGTCAGACCCAACACTAATATGTATTATTGACACTTTATGCCAATTACCTCAATATACAAAATTAGAAAACATATTTGAATATTTTTGTAAAACAAATAAACTCACTATTGCTCAGCATATGTATAAAACACTAAGTGATAACAATTATCAAATACCAATAAATAAATTAGACCTGTTTTATCGAAGAATTGTATATCATTATCATGACTCAAAGGGCACAGCCAATGACCAAATATTAAGAAAACAAATGCTAAATTGGATGTGCACATTAAATTCATCACGGTATTGCCAAGGTAAAAATGAAATCTTAACGTATCATTTTATACCTTTAGCCCTCAGACGCAATATACCAGACTTTTTAATGATGAAGGGACGTAAAATGTGTAAATTGTGTAAGAATGTTATGTCAAATTTTATTACAGAATGCGGACATCAATTTTGTACCACATGTTTATATGAAAAATTAAATATAAAAAACTTTATAATGCCTGTGTGTTGGTGTAGACATTTAATTCAAATATGTTGGCCTACTAAATATGATTACAATGAACTGCGAAAAAAACACTTTCCACTAAAGTTGGATTTACTTAAAAATAGATTTCATCCAAAAAATATAATTAAATTTCGGGACTGGGGAATTGATGGATTTAGTGACTGGGAAACAGAATAATACTTCATGAGGCATAAGTATTTTGCATCTTATTATGTCGGCCTAAATTGCGGATGTTATTTATTTAATTTTTTTAATAAAACCAGTAAAAATGAAATAAAACTATAAGTTGGTATATATTAAGAGAACCTAAACTCAAAATTAATTATGATATTTTGTAATGAATGCGACAATATGTTATATTTAAGGTTTAGCGAAAAAAATGTAAATGACATGATTCATTATTGCCGTCACTGCAGTTACACAAAACCTGCTGAAGCATTTTGCTTAGAGTATAATACAAATCAAGCAATTAACTCGCTCACGTTTATTAATAAGTATACACATCTTGACCCAACCCTTCCACATACGCACAACATTCTATGTGCTAATGCTACGTGCTCTAGTAATACTACAACCCCACCTAGCCCCGACATTGTAATTTTTAAACCAAAGATTACATCTCTTGAAAACATATTTATATGTTTTGTGTGCCAACACAACTGGAAAAACATTCCAAATTAAGTAAAAAAACTCCAAATATTATTTGGCTTTTTACTCTTTGTTATTTTTTTAATTAAAGTTGTCTTCTTTTTTTGTTTATGACGTTTTTTTCCTTTGGCCGTGTGTATTAGATAATCATCAACATCATTTACCATTACCATTAAAAATCATCTGTGAATTCAAACGCATTTTTGCTATCTCGGTTTGCAAGTGCATATGAGTCGTTGCGTTTTTCAAAGAAATTCACTTTCCCCTCTAAACTTATCTGTTCCATAAAATCAAACGGGTTTCCTACTTTAAATATTTTTTCATAACCAAACTGCACACTTAACCTGTCTGCGACAAACTGAATATACTGTGACATAAGAGTCTGGTTCATACCTATTAAACGACATGGCAACGCCTCGCAAATAAACTCAATCTCAATAGCAACAGCCTCTTTAATAATTTCGTTAAATTTTGACTTCTTAATGGGGTGCAAAAGTTTACTGTAAAGTAAAATAGCAAACTCGCAATGCAAAGCTTCATCTCTTGAAATTAAATCATTTGAGAAAGTAAGCCCAGGCAGCAACCCTCGCTTTTTTAGCCAGTAAATACTGCAAAATGCCCCAGAAAAGAAGATACCTTCAATGCATGCAAAAGCAACCAAACGCACAGCAAAACTACTCTCGTTGTCTGTAATCCACTTTTGACACCACACTGCTTTTTTTTTAATACATGGAAAATTTTCAATAGCATTAAATAGCTTGTGTTTTTCTTCACTGTTTTTAATATATGTATCTATAAGCAAACTATAAGTATGGCTGTGGATATTTTCCATGGCAATTTGAAAACCATAAAACGCTCGTGCTTCAGATATTTGCACATCGCCCATAAACCTGGCCGCCAAATTTTCTAAAACAATACCGTCACTTGACGCGAAAAATGCAAGAATTGTAGACACAAATAACCGTTCTTCTGTTGGCATTTTTTCCCAGTCAGCATTATCCTTGGACAAGTCAATTTCCTCGGGCTTCCAAAAACAATCAACTTGAGTTTGGTACATTTTCCAAATGTCGTCATACTGAATGGGAAACATAACAAAACGACTATCCTCGGGCGTGAGGATTGGTTCGGATAAGTTTATTGTTAGTGTTTTTTCAACAACACTATCACAACTAAGTTGTTCTCTTACACCAACATTACCCAAAATCAAATCATTTTCAACAATGTCTGTCATTCTATATTCTTCTAATATAAGAAGATAATATTATTTCATTTTTTCTTAATTTAAAATAATAATTAAATATTACAATTTTATTTTTTAAAACAATTTCATTTGTACACTATAACTACGAGACCTACTTTTGCCTCTGCGACGTCCACTGCGTCTTAACCGATTTTTAGCAGTAGCCACGGCTACCACACGATTAGCTAAATGTTGCTGTACAGCCACAGTATGATGAACTGGGTCCAATGGTTTGGTTGACGAAGGATTCGCTAATATTGCTTTACTGAGTTTTACCCGCTTTACCATGCACGCATCACACAAACAACCTTCGTCCAAATAATGGTCAACGTTCTTTTGCACATAATCCATATAACTATTTTCAAAACAAATTTGGGAATAAAACGCAAACTCTTCTTTTGTAAAAGCCATTGTATCATTTTTAGCATTTGGGTCTGCAAACAAATTAAGGTTCACTTTCTTGTTCCATTTTAAAAAATACGCATTTTGTTCTTCAATTGACAAGTAATATTTTAATTGACTATCATTTTCTTGAATATTATTTAAATACTCTTGTGGCACACGGTACTCACATTTAAAACGGTCGTAAAGCGCACCCAAGTATTTGTTCTTGCACGCATAGTCCGTTACTACCTCCATATGCAGACCAAATATAGAAGACAAAATACAACCCCAATGTTTTGAGTCCATAAGTCTTAGTTTTATATACTTTACCATATTAAAGTCCACTGATAATACTCGATAAGTATGGGGAAATATTTCTGGTGCTAGTTTTACTATAGACTTATCATAAGAGTCAAAAAAATAATCTTTTGTTCCAATATGCGGGAAAACTTGATTAAATCGTTTGGTAATTACGCTGAGAGATGAGCTTGTATTCAAAACGTTATCAGGAGTATTAAAGTGGTACACAGCAAGTCTGTCAAAATAAGTTGACATTTTCTTTTCAATCGGAGTGCGATACACATCAATAACATACACTTTTTTATTTAAAACTGTTGCACAATAGTTAATGAGGTCGTTAATTGTTACATTTTGCTCTTTATACTCCTTGGGTAACAAGTTTTCTCCATGGTAATGAAAGACATTAATTGTCTTAGATGCAAAAATGCGAAATGTTGAAACAAGAGCAGTTGAGCCAACTTTCGGGCTAGTATACACAAAAACCACCTTGGGGCAGGTAATCTTTAAATAATTTTCAACACACTTTTTTATCGCATCCATATTTTTAATTTGTGGTTTATTATTGCTTAGATGCTCAGCCTCACTTACAATATTATTTTCTTGAACGTTCATTTTATTACACCAACGTTAAAAAAATTAAAATAAAACATACAATTGTACGTTTTTGTTGATAAACATTTTTTCGTAATTTATTTTATCTTGATTATTTTTCTAGCACCTTCTGACGTATTTCTAGACAACCTATCCCATAAGACTTTCGTTACGCACATCTACACATATTCTGCATTTAGGATAATACATTTCATAATCAATATGATTATAAACCCAATCTTTTTGTAAAACAAAGTTTTGTTTTTTAATCCACTGTATAATTGGAATAGTATCAGCATCTATAAACTTTTCCAACTCTGCTTCTAATTCCAATATAGTAGAATCAGTGTAGTAGCGTGTATATAGTTCAGCTTCACGTGCATATTTGGACACTAGTACATGTAATGCATAATACAATGCGATATAATATTTTCCATTTTGACAACTACATCCAACTGTTCCTAAATGTCGGTTATGTATGTCCATTTGAGGTGGATTACTGCATGTACAGCAAGGATAGTTGTAAAAGTGATTAAACGTGGCAGGACTTTCACAATCATGCTCAAAATGACCAACAATATCTGGATTTAACACAAACTCATTAAACAGTATCTTGTACTTTTCTAAATCACACTTTATAACTGCATTGTTCATTTGGTCTTTCACAATTAAATATGAATCCATGAAATTTGAAGACTTCAACAAAACATTTGAAGCTGAAAATATTAAATTCATTGTTGTTTTAATGTTTTATAGCCTACACACGTATAATAACAATAATAAACAAATCATTTTTATTATTTTTTTAATAAAATAGTATTTTTTAATATAAATTATATCTTGGGTTGTCTTGTACACGAGCAAAACTCCCATCAGGTCCAGAACTTTTTCCAGATGGCATATCGCCATATAAAAACTGAGCAAACGCTCCCTGGTCATTTGCTACACGTGTGTTTGCCGTAGAGTAAAAGTTACGCATAAACTCTGTATCAAACTGAAAATTGTCCCATAAATCGCCATATAGTTTTTTGTCTGTATTTTTAATGCCTGGGTTTAAATACTGAGTCTGCTTTTTGGTTGCTGTGTTAATTTTTTCGTGAACATCAGGACTAAAGGAAGGAGGAGCAGACTTGCGATTTGGCTCATTATTAATTTCAGTAAGTAGTACATTGCCCATAGGGTTTTTCTTATTAATTGGATTAAAGTCTGAAAGTGGTACTTTAGTTAACTGCACAGGAGCAGTTATAATATTCGCAACTTCATTTGTGTTTTTATCCAATGAAATATTGCCTAATACGTCGTTGTTACTACTTGTGTTTGTAAGCTCATTATTATTTTTATGTTTTGACTTATTCCGCATTCCTTCCACAGCCAACTTTGTTTGAGTTGTATAAATTGTGAATATAATTGCTAAAGTTAGTATGCCCACAATAAGAAATGACACACGTTGTGTTAAACAAAATCCAATTAAAGTTAGCACAATAATTAACCGAGAAATAGAATTGTTTTTTTCCTCAAATGTCATAGTTGACTTTGGTAAAACATTTGTATTTGCAATTAATATTTTTGGGTTGTTTGTCCAAAATAATGTTGTCATTATTATATTTTGTTTATTTTTATATAACAATTTTTTATTTGATAATATCTTTGTAATAAATACATTGCTAAATATATATGCAAAATATCTAAAACAATATAGATATATAAAGATAATATTTAGTATATCTAAAATGGCAAATTCTAAAACCCCATCTTTACAATGGAATACTAACAAAAATATAAATCAATCATCAACTATTAATACATTAAATAGTACATTTAATAAATATCACACACCAAATTACAACAACAACAACAATAATAATAGTGCTTTAAGTTCAAAGCCAATAAATAATGGCATATGTTCTAACTGTGGAAAATATGGTCACTTTTCATACCAGTGTAACCACCCAACAGTAAGTTATGGTATGATTGTGTATCGGCAAAAAAATAATAAAGATACTGCGTCTAAAGATACTGTGTCTAAAGGTACTGCGTTTAAAGGTACTGTGTCTAAACCTGAGTATTTAATGATTTGTCGCAAAGATAGTTTTGGCTATGTTGATTTTATTCGTGGCAAGTATTCATTGTCAGATATCGACCATATTTATCATATTTTTCGCGAAATGTCAAAATCTGAGCATGCAAAGATTATCCAGGCTGAAAGTTTCAATGAACTGTGGTGCGATTTGTGGAATATACCTTACATTAAAACATCACACAAACATGAGGAGCGGGTTTCACGAAAAAAATACGAAATATTAAAAGCTGGTTATGTTTCCATGTACACAAGCCCTAATATCTTAACTGATACAAATAAGTCAACTATAACTCTTGAAACTATTATTAAAGATTCTTCTGTTTTTAAAGACGCCGAGTGGGAATTTCCTAAAGGACGCAAAGAGTTTAACGAGAGCGAAATTAATTGTGCATTGCGAGAATTTGAAGAAGAAACTGGAATTAGCCAAAGTAATATTCAACTTGTAGAAAATTTAGTTGGCTTTGACGAAAATTATGTAGGGTCAAATTATGCTGCTTACAAGCACCGTTATTTTTTGGCAGAGTATACAAACTTAACTAATGATAATATACTTGATACATTTCAAAAGAACGAAGTTGGAAAACTTGAGTGGAAATCCTTGGACCAGTGTTTAGATGACATGCGTCCATATCATTTAGAAAAAAAACATATTCTACAAAATATTGATGATATTATTAACAAGTATCTTATAAACTAAAATAGCATATATACAAAAATATAATATTAATAAAAATGATTTAAAATTATCCTATTATATTTATAACAACGGTTATAAATAATAAACATTATGCAGTACATATCATCTTTAATTTATAAAATTGTTCCTTTAATTACTAAAAAGCACACAATAAAAATACGAGATTTAATTCTTCATTCAAATAAAGCCAATGTCTTAACAACTTTACAATATATTGACAATATATTAGTATTATATAAGCGTGATAAAAATATATCGCGACAAAACTGGATATGCACTCAAATCATTAAGTACTTTGAACTGCATAACATGCCAATTCCAAAGCAACTTATTGATATTGGTGGAGGCAATGGTAATGTTCTCGACTATTTTGCTACTAAGTACGGTTTAGCAAAAGATGACTGCATTTGTATTGAAAAAACAAATGAAAACGTTATTGGAAATGAATTTCAATACACATATTCGCACGCAAACACAATTCAGTATATGTTTTTAGATAATGACTTAACAAATACTCTTAAACAAGTGGACTGCATATTTTGCATGGTTTCTTTACATCACATGACAAACGAATACATTACAACAGTAATATTCCCTTTAATACAAACAAAACTAAAACCAAATGGGTATCTTTTGCTAAAAGAGCACAATGCCGATACGAATGACACACATAGTATAATTCAATGGGAGCACAACTTGTATTATTTAATGGAGCAAAAAGGTAAGCGAACTGTGGAAGAATTGCAAACATATTTAAATGAAACAATTTCTAACTACAAGTCAAGAGATGCTTATCAAAAAAAAATTGAAACAGATTGTGGGTGCAAGTGTGTTCAAACATTAAATAATGTATTTGAACCAAATAAATTGGACGAGACACCAACCAAACTATACTGGCAAATATTTCAGAAAATATAAATGTGTAAATTAAAACACTAAAAACTTGTCTTCATCACTTTGTCCTAGTCCATATGATAACATAAACCGCTTAGTTTCGGCATATGTCTTGTTTGAAATAATATGCAATGTGTAGTATAATGTTTTCAAGAGTTTTAAGCATAATGATATATACACAGGTAAAATAATTTTACCACGATGTTCGCTAAGAATCTTGTCTTTAAAACGTTTATTGTATATAGAGTATTCAAAAATATTTAAATCGTCAAGAGTTTGCTGGATTTTGTATCCGTATGTTGTAGTTTTATCACGTAGAATCCATATGACTTTTTTCACCTGACATTGTGGCATGTTTAAGTAATTAAGTATTTTTGCAATAGTGCTATCTTCATTATCTGTAAAAATGTCTATATCCACATCACTTGCTCCTGCCACATAATCATCTCGCAAAATACTACCAAAGTAGTAAAAGGGAATATCCAAGTACTCACTAAATGTAGAGAGATATTGTTTTGATTTTTTTGATAGTTTTTTTTTTACTGAATTTAATTCCATATTTGATTTAGTTATTTATTTGTATTATATTAAGATATTATATATATTTAATAAGAAAGACTAAATAAAATAAAATGATAATGATGCAACCTGGACAACTTGGTAGACCCCAACCAATTAAACTAAATCAAACAAATAAATCATATATACAAACCATGGGAAACATAAAGCGTCAGTATCAGATTCATAAAAAAATTTCTGCTGACATTTTTATCAAAAAAAAAACATATAACAGTATTATTCCGTTAAACATATTTCAAACCTGGGACAACAAGGACAACCTTCCATTTGGAATGCGTCAAGCGGTTAACCGAATTAAAAAATTGAATCCCGAGTTTAACCACCAAATTTTTACCGACATTGAGTGCTACAGATTTATTAAAGCTAACTTTGATGCAAGTGTAGCAAACGCATACAAAAACATAATTCCAAATGCATATCGAGCAGATTTATGGCGATACTGTGTTTTGTACATTAATGGCGGAATTTACATGGATGTAAAATACGTGCCAAATACTAACTTTAGTTTCATGGAGTTGACCGAGTCGGAGCATTTCTGCATGGATTCTAATATGCGTGGAATATATAATGCGTTTATGGTAGCATTGCCAAAAAAACCAGAAATGCTTTTAGCCATTAATAAAATTGTTGAAAATGTTAAAGTAAAAAATTATGGTTGTGATTTTTTAGACATTACTGGACCAACTATGTTGGCAAAAATAATTAAAGTTGGTAGTAAAACCGTCGATATGTGTCATTTGTATTATGGGGAAAAACTTGAAAACCGAGTTGTCAAGTACAAAGGCAAGCATATTCTAAGATGCTACCCGAATTACCAAGTTGAGCATGTTCAAACTGGTGGAAAACATTATTCTGAACTGTGGCAAAATAGACATGTTTTTAGATAATTAATTACATTATATGTTTAAATCATTATTATCATAAAAATGATTTAAACATATTTTTACATTATAACAAAGATATGATTTCTCAATATAATAACAAATATGATGATATTGACCAAGAGTGGAACGATTATTTAGAAAATGATCTTACTGAGTTAAACACTAGCGAATTTATTCAAGAGTCGTGTGATGTAAAAGACATTGAAACAACCGAGTATCAAGAATTATTAAGCAAAACCAATACAAATAGCATAATACCTAGCTCATCACCACTAATTATCTCCACTAAATCCAAAGAAATTGAAATGAAAATTTCTGTTGACCTAAATATATTTTGGAATATTAGTTTAATTCCGTATGATTCATTTGACAGTGGCGTGTTAAAAAAGCAAAGACGAATTCAATGTATTAATCCCAACGAGTACGATGTCTACAATGCAAATAAGGTGCAAGGAATTACAATTCCTGGTTGCAACTACATGCAGGAATTAGTCACTAAACATATGAATGTTGTAAAGGTTAAAAATCATTTATTTAATAATGTTAGTATGATTTCATTTGGTATTTGTTCCAAAGATATTTTAAAACTAAAAAAGCAAGCTTTTATGAATTGCTTTGTCCTTATTATTCGTTTAAAAGAATCAGACTGGAATATTAATTTCACACAAAATATAATTAACGATTCATTTCATGAATATCATCTTAAAGTATTTAACACAGGTAAAATCGCATTTACAGGGGTTAAAAATGACCTTATTATGGTTAAATTATTTATAACTGTTGTAAAAATTCTTAAAAAATACCAACCTAAAGAATTTAGCAGTTGTTCCATTAATATCTTGGACTACCAAGAAAAAAAGATTTTGGTTAACTCTAATTTTAAATGTGGATTTTGTATTAACCAGTCAAAGTTGCGTCAGCTCTACACCACTAAATATAATACGCCATGCATATTTAATGCTGGAAACCAATATACGGGCTTGCGGTGTAAATACTATTATGATACAAATAAATCACTTGAAGAACAAACTGGATTGTATGTTCATACCGCGACAAATACAAATGAAGTTATAGAAAAAAAAAATGGAATCAAAAACCAAACTGACAAAATTTTAAAATATCCTAGTAATATTATTAGAGTATCATATGCTATTTTTCGTACAGGTAGTGTGCTAATTGCTGGAAAGTGTAGTGATGATATATTAAACATAGTTTATCATCACATTATTCACGTTTTACATACTGAATTTAGGTTTATTTACACCGGAATTCCTGATATTAAAATTAAAAAAATACCTAAAAATAAAAAACACATAAAAGTGTTAAACACATAAAAGTGTTAAATTGCTAATTAAATACGACTCCAGTTTTTTTTATTAAACGGCGAGACAAGAACATCTTTAACGCGAGTCTTCCAGTACTCTACCCGCTGTTCCATGGCCAGGTCTTTTTTTGTCTTTGGATACATGGGTTGGTTTGCCATTAAATCTTGCTCCACGTCTGTCATGCGAGGTTTGTGACCATAACAGTTAACGCCATATTTAACCGCAGGATTTGCCATGTACCCGCCATTTACACCAGGGCGACCACAGTCGTTCTCATGTCCTTCAATAGTTTGTAATTTATCGTATGTTTTTTGCTGAGTAGGATACAGGGCCATTTGCCCGTCTGACCAACCATAATTGCACCATTCACCTCCCTTGTTATAAGAATTTTCTACCTCAGAATAACTGGCTAAACGGGACCCGTATGCCGAGCAAATTGCTTTGGCGTCTTCATATCCATAATTATTTCCTGGAATGTTAAACACTTCGGGATACAGCCGAATTTCTGGAACAGGTGGTTTATTTTTTGGTTCAAACACTTTCACGTCAATCTCTTTGCTTCCATCTAAAATATTGTGAATTGACGCACTAATATTCCAACCAGTAATACGTGAAACAATAAACACACTTGCAATGGCAATTAAAATATATGCATATCCAGGCAATGTATTTGTCGTAAGAGTTGACGGAAAACTAGTTGATGAACCACTCCCCAATTTCGAAAACAAGACTACAAATATAGTTATCACAACTACTAAAATAACAAGAATACTTGGGCTATATATAATATTATTTAAAAAATTATAAGAACTTGTTTTTATATCCTGTAATGTTGCTGCCATTTTATATAATATAAATATTATATTTTTAAACCAAAGTAAAGACATTATGTCTGAATTTACTACTCCAATATTTGGTTCAAAAGTTATATATCTTCAATCAATATTTTCAAAAGTTATATTTGGTTGAAAAGTTATATTTGGTTGAAAAGTTATATTTGGTTCAAATATTGGAGTAGTAAATTCAGACATAATACCAAGTAATAAATCAAACCGTGCAAGTCCACTAGGTTGGAAAGTCTCCGGATTGATATCGAAGGTGTAAATGGGTCTGGGTAAGTTTTTTTTAATTATTTCACAGTTTTGTTTAATTATTTCACGACACATGTTAACATGATTTAGTTCACGTCTACACATTGAACATTTTTTAATTTTGCATATGCAATTTATACAATAAACATGATTACATTCTGTATATTTTGGATCATCTAATAAATCCATATAACAAATTGAACATTCCATTTCTTATATTTTATGTGTTGTGTATTGTGTTTTACCAATCTGGTATATTATATTTCATTTTTATAAAAAATATTTTTGTCAATTGTTGTTATAAAAGCATCATCTGGTTCTTCTCGACAAAATACACTCATCCCACGAAGTGACCAAATGATACAACATTTCTACGCATATTAAACCAAAGTAAAGCCCTTACGTCTGAATTTACTACTGCAATATTTGGTTCAAAATAAGTTATATTGTCTGTACCACTTGCACGTCCAGTACTCAACGGATAAAGACAAAGGGTGTTAATGGGTGTGGGTAAGTTTTTTTTAATTATTTCACGACAGATGTTAACATGATTTAGTTCACGTCTACACATTGAACATTTTTTAATTTTGCATATGCAATTTATACAATAAACATGATTACATTCTGTATATTTTGGATCATCTAATAAATCCATATAACAAATTGAACATTCCATTTCTTATATTTTATGTGTTGTGTCTTGTGTTTTCCTAATGTGGTAAGTTATATTTCATTTTTATAAAAAATAAAATACAAAATAAAATACAAAATAATTTAATCAGGCATCCACCTGATTTTGACGTTTAAGCAATGCACGCCGATTCATTTCTCCGCGGTAATGAAACAATTGTAACATAGACCCAAAATGCATATCATTTCTTGCCTCTTCCTCTATAAGTTTGGATATAGTTTGGATATGTGTTTGTTAATTATTTCACGAGACATATTAATATGAAGTAATTCACGTGTGCGTATTGAACATTTAGTAACTTTGAATATGCAATTTATACAATATTCCTCATCACATTTTGTATAACTTCTTTATTTTATCTTGGTTTTTACCTAATGTGGTATATTATATTTCATTTTTATATTTCATTTTTTACTATTATAGTTTAGGTTGGCATATTGTGTAATCGCAAGTCTGAGACTGGGTTGCGAACCGACGCTTTGCTCGCCTAGTTGCAATACTACTACCTCCTACTCCACTTCCTGGTGTATATGTGTTGTTAACATCCTGGTATGTGTTGCAATTTCTGCCCCCACCAGGAACAAACATGGTACTGCGTCTGCATCCAGACCCATTATTTTTCTTGTATAAAAACCCAGGAAACCCGATTGACTTACCAAACCAAAATTGACCATAAGAGTTGCTACCACTGCTCATTTTTACTTTATGTCTTTATTTTATTTATTAGTAATTTTACCCATTTGTTACTATTTAACAAAAACCATATAAAACAATATATCAAATTATTTATTAGTAATTTTACCAATTTGTTACTATTTAACAAAAACCATATAAAGAGAATGTATCAAATACATACAACAAAGAACTAAACTTGGCAACTTATGAATAATCATATATCTTCAAGCACGATGGGTTCGGGCAATATGGCAATGATGGGTTCAAGCATGGGTTCAAATGGTGGCAATATTATGGACAGTTTAAAAAACAATCTCATGACTATGCTTATGTTCAAAAGCATAAATGGGTCAAAGGATGGGTCTTCGTCATCAAGTCAAGATATGTTTTACATGATGTATATTTTTATTATTACTCAACTTGTTGACTTGTTTATTAAGTACATTCCAATTATTATTCAGGCAGTTCGCACCAAATATTTTGCTAATTTTGAAGACCCCCTTTTGAAAAAAATATCTCATGTTGCCACCGATATTAGTGACGCAACTCTCGCAGTCAAGACTAAAAGTGCATCTATTGTTATTAATGTCGGTGTTAGTGATCATGAAAACATAATTGGACAAGCATTACTCGACCATATTACTAACAACAATAATACTAAACACATCAAGTACACAAAGCAAAACTTTGTTTTAAACGAAACTGAAGCAATTTGCATTGACGACGATATTTTTGTCATCATGAGTGAGTCTAAATTACAGCAACCAAGCGATCTGGCTGATATGGGAAAGCCAGAATTGCTAATTCAAATGTTTGAAATTTTCAGTTTTGTCAAATCTGCCAAGCAACTACGCAAGTTTTTAAACAATATTCAACATAATTATATTATATCTACACAAAATAAACTAGGAACTAAGCGTTTTTATTTTAACATGCGACCCATTACTGCACCAACTATCCCAGGAACTAAGAGTGGTGAAGTTGCGCGGGACTATTCCAGGTTACCAGCGTTTTTTCATTTCACCATGAAAGAGTTTCAAACCAACCGCAAGTTTAGCAACCTATTTGGTGACGAGATTGCAATAATTCGTTCACGTGTACAGTTTTTTCTTAAAAACCGTAAGTGGTATGATGAAAAAGGCGTTCCATACACACTTGGACTACTTTTATCTGGAGAACCTGGCACAGGTAAAACATCCTGTATCAAGTGTTTGGCCAATGAAACAAATCGTCATATTATCAACATAAATTTAAACAGCGATATTACAAAAACTCAAGTGGAAAACTTATTTTTTAACGAAAGCATTGTAATTTTGAATCAATTTACTGGTCAAAACGAAAAGTACAATATTCCTCTGGATCAGCGTATTTACGTACTTGAGGACATTGATTGTCAAGGAGATTTAGTATTAGACCGTAATCTTACTAGAATACGTACAAACAAAAAAGATATTAGCGGTTCTGAAAAAATGGACATGTCTTTTTTACTAAATCTTTTGGACGGCGTCTTAGAAACACCTGGTCGAATTATTATCATGACGTCAAACTATCCCGACCTTTTAGACAAGGCCCTAATTCGTCCTGGTCGAATTGACATTATCTCCAAGTTTCAAAATTGCTCTAATAAGACAATTATTGAAATGATGGAGTTCTTTTACAATATTACGCTTATTGAGTCCCAAAAAATAATAATTCATCAACTTGAAGATAATATGTTAACACCTGCGGAATTGTCCAAAATAATGTTTGAACAATTTGGTGAGGTAAATTTGGCTATTGCATCTTTAATTAAAAAAACTATTCCCGATTTAATTGAAAAAAAATTTAAACATGAACCTGAACCTGAACCTGAACCTGAACCTGAAACTGAACCTGAACCTGAAACTGAACCTGAACATGAGTCTGAGTCTGAACCTGAACCTGAAACTGAACCTGAACATGAGTCTGAGTCTGAACCTGAACCTAGTGTAAATAATGTAAAGCAAAATAATTATAGAAATAGTTATACTGAATGGAAAATGTAAATATCATCTTAAATAACAAAACAATATATAAATATAAATATTTTATATATTATGGACAATTATGATATGGTAAGTATACCATCAACACAATTTTCATTAGTTGACATAACAACTAATAATTCTGACTTAGATGCAAATACCTTAGATGCAAATACCTTAGATGCAAATACCTTAGATGCAAATACCAACTCAAAGGTAAGCACAAATTTATCTTCGTTCATGGTGCCTGTAAAACCTACTTTAAAAAATAAAATTACCCAATATCCAATACATATTCAAAAAAATTATTCTCTAAAACCCACATATCAAACAAACCAAACTAACATACATTCAAATATTAACTCAAGTTGTAATCCTTGTTTATTTATACAAAAAACTGTATTAGTTGTTTCAACACTAGGGTGTATTTATTATTTTTTAAAACGGGCTAATATGTAAAAGTATATTGTAAATAATTATTCAAAATCAAACCCATTTATCATCCAATCTTTAAACTTGGGTATATTGCGAGGATGAAATCTATTCTTCATCAAGTCTTCTTTAAACAACATACAGTTTATTTTCATTTGTTTATAATCATAATTAAATATATACAGATTTTGAAATAAACAATTCCAATGAAATGAACGATCACAATTTATTTTATTTTGATTTTTTTCTAGCAACCGTATAGCACCTTCTGACGGATTTAAAGACAAGAGATTCCAATGTATTTTATCTGGATTTTTTTCTAGCAACTGCATTGCACTTTCTGACGTATTGCGAGATAGGTTTGGCCAATATATTTTATCTAGATTTTTTTCTAGCAACTGCATAGCACGTTCTGACGTATTACAAGACAAATATTTCCAATTTATTTTATTTGGATTCTTTTCTAGCAAGTGTATAGCTGATGAATTTGAAGACAAAGCCCACCAACAAATTTTATCTGGATTTTTTTCTAGAAACTGTATAGCACCTTTTGACGGATTTTCAGACAAGATATTCCAATGTATTTTATCTGGATTCTTTTCTAGCAACTGCATTGCACCTTCTGACAAATTGTAAGTCAAATTTGGCCAATATATTTTATCTGGATTCTTTTCTAGCAACTTTATTGCACCTTCTGATGGATTTAAACACAACACCAACCAAACTATTTTGTCTGTATTTTTTTCTAATAACCGCATGGCACGTTCTGACGTATTTTGAGACAACCAAAGCCAATGTATTTTATCTGGATTTTTTTCTAGCAACTGCACAGCACGTTCTGACGGATTTTGAGACAAACACGTCCAATTTATTTTATCTGGATTTTTGTCAAGCAACCGCATAGCACCTTTTGATGAATTTTTAGACAAATAACACCAATCTATTTTATGTTTATTAATCCAATCCAATAAACACATTGGTAATTCTATATTCATGGTTACCTTGTTATCTTAAATATTTGGCACTTTTATTTCATTTTTATAAAAATTATTCATAATAAAAACGTTTAATTAATTTGTAAATGGAATTACTTCTGTTTTAGCCTTAGAGCACGAAATGTCTTGTTTTTTAAGGGAAAAACATTTGCCGTTAAATGCATAAATTTTAGAGCTGTGCATAGCTTCTTGAGGCGGAGCAACACGAATCATGCAGTCACTACCCTCACACGTAGCCCTAAAACAAGTCGCAAGACCAAAGCCCAGTATAATTGACATTAAAATTCTACCTTGAGAAGAGTTAACAAATTTCGCCAAATGAAGTTTCATTTTAATAATTCTTTAAAGCGTTTGTTAGTATAGACTTTTATTTTATGTTTTTAAAGTATTTTACAAAAACATATAAAGATATCTTATATACTATTATTAGCATTCTTAAATATGTCTATCAACGCAGTCAAGCTCATAAACCATTCTCAGGGTGCAGATAATGAAGATGGTACCAGAGAGAACTTAGAGGAACTTGTGTGCTATTGTGCCCGTGTGTCTAATCCATCTAATCAATTAAACACATCCACCAATACCAAGTTACTCAATTATCTAATAAAGCACAGTCACTGGTCGCCATTTGAAATGGTATCTATTTGTTTAGAGATAAATACAACTCGTGATATTGCTCGTCAAATTCTAAGACATCGTTCTTTTTCTTTCCAAGAGTTTTCGCAACGCTATGCTGAGCCTGAGTTAGGGTTTGAGTACAAGGACGCTAGGCTTCAAGATAAAAAAAACCGCCAAAACTCAATTGAACTTAACTCAGATCAGTCTGATATTGCTGAGCAGTGGCAAAAAGAACAACTAAAGGTGGAAGACCAGTGTCAAACAGCATATAACTGGGCCATTTCTGCAGGCATCGCCAAGGAACAAGCTAGAGCCGTGTTGCCCGAGGGAATGACCATGACTCGTTTATATATGAACGGAACTTTGCGTAGTTGGATTCATTATATTAATTTAAGGACAGCAGATGGTACGCAAAGAGAGCATCGCATTATTGCGGGGGGGTGTGCTTCAGTGATTGAACCGCTGTTTCCGCAAATTGCTCAATTTAATCATTTTACAGATTAATCTGTGCCAGAGTCAAACCCATTAATCCTCCAATCTTTAAACTTGGCTATATTGCAAGGATGTAACCGATTCTTTATTAGGTCTTCTTTAAATAACATACAGTTTAATCTCATTTTTTTATAATCATATGTAAATATATTGGTATTACATGAGATGACTCTCCAATTTATTTTATCTGGATTTTTTTCTAGCAATTTCATAGCACCTTCAGACTCATTAAAACACAAAGATTGCCAATCTATTTTATCTTGATTTTTTTCTAGCAACTTTATTGCACGTTCTGACGTATTGTAAGACAACATTTCCCAATTTATTTTATCTGGATTCTTTTCTAGCAACTTTATTACACCTTCTGACGGATTATCAGACAAATATAACCAATCTATTTTTTCTTGATTTTTTTCTAGCAACCGCATAGCTGACGAATTTCCAGACAACATTTGCCAATCTATTTTATCTTGATTCTTTTCTAGCAAGTGTATTGCTGAGGGATTTTGAGACAACAAATCCCAATATATTTCATTTGGATTCTTTTCTAGCAACTGCATAGCTGACGGATTAATAGACAACCAACGCCAATGTATTTTATCTGGATTTTTTTCTAATAACTGAATAGCCAACGGATTCATACACAAAATATTCCAAGATATTTTATCTTGATTATTTTCTAGCAACCGCATAGCACCTTCTGACTCATTGTAAGACAATTCATCCCAATCTATTTTGTCTTGATTATTTTCTAGCAACCGTATAGCACCTTCTGACGGATTGTTTGACAAGCAACCCCAATTTATTTTATCTTCATTCTTTTCTAGCAACCGTATAGCACCTTTTGACGTATTGTTAGACAAATTATCCCAATATATTTGATCTGGATTATTTTCTAGCAAGTGTATAGCACCTTCTGATGGATTTTTAAACAACCAATTCATTTTTGTTTTATTTAGATTTATCCAATCTAATAAACACAAAGGTAATTCAACATTCATATTTATCATATTTATCATATTTATTAATATTTATTACACAAGTATTAATACAAAATCATTTTTTTCGTATTTAGCAACAAAAAATAATAAATGTGCAATGTCAAATCCAAAAAAATGAAACAATATAAATACTTTTTATATTGTATAGTTAGTAAAAGAAGATGAACCAATCTAAAGAGGACATATTTGTAAAGTCAATTTTGGCCAAAACAATATCTTTACCTATAACTCAAGTTGGCTCAAATTTAAAAGAAGTTCTACATAATGAAATTGCTAATATTGTTGAGGCCAAGTGTAGCATTGAAGGATATATTAAAAAACATTCAGTTCAAATTATATCTCATACATGCGGTCTAGTGACTGGTGCCAATGTTGTGTTTGATGTAACTTATTCGTGCGAAATTTTCCTACCTTGTGCTGGGATGATTTTGGATAGCTGTGTCATTACGTCTGTTTTGGAAAGTGCAGGAATGGAAGCAAAAAGCAACCAAAGTCCAAACATTTTTGTTGTGTTTATTTACCAAGACCATAATTTTGCCGAAGAAACAATAAAAGGTAATGTCGGAGACGCAATTGCTGTGCGAGTAATAGACTACCGATATGAAATCTACGACGAGTTTATTACTATTGTAGGAGAAATCATTTAATTTTGGGTTGTTTTTATAAAAAAATGAATAATAATATATCATAATAAATCATAATAAATCATAATAAATCATAATAATGGAAAATAATGACAATTTCAATTGTATGATATGTAAGGAAGTAATAAATAATAAAAATTGTACACTTACAATTTGTGGCCATAAATTTCATACTAGTTGTATTTTACAATGGGGACAAATATCGCCATTATGTCCATATTGCAGAACTAACATAATTAATTTATCAGATGAACCCTTATAATGTAATTTACCAGCAGATGAAGATACATATGATGAATTATTAAAAGAAATTCATACTCGAAATATTGATATAAGTAGTTTAACTGATATAATGCAAAATTATTTACAAAAATGTAAACAAAATAATATTAAACAAATAGAAAAAAAAGAAACAAATAGAAAAAATGAACAATTACGGAAAAATGAAATTATAAACAAGAACCCTAAAAAAGCAAAATTATTCGGTTGGATTTAAAATAAAACAAATTAATATTTGTTTTATAATTATGTTTTTTTAAGCAGTTTCAATGTAGTTTCTCCATATCTTTGTGTTGTTTCATGGGTATTTGGCGGTGGTTGTATGCAATATACATCATTTTGTCAAAAGATGCTTTTTTTATTGGATTTTCAAAATCTTCTTCCATAGTATCTTCTACAAAGGGTCTAAAGTAATTTACTAAACTACGTGATATGGTTGGTGGTTTTGCATCTTGCATTTTATCAAACATACTTCTTAAAATATCTTTTATATTATAGTATTTGTCTTCAAATATTACTACTTGACTGTCTTTTTCCCAACCAGTTTGCGTTAGGATAGTAATATGACCTGTATCGCAGTTGCTTACATATATGTTTTGATTTTTCGGCTGGGCTTCTGAAAAATGTATCATCTCAAACAACTTTTCAATGGATTTATGTGGAACACACATACATTTCCTATACATTTCATTTGTTATATGCGACAAGTCTTCTTTGCCATAAACATGTATATTAATATTGTTTGTTGTGTTGTTGTTTATTGTATTATTGTGTATTGTATTATTATGACTATTATTCATAATATTGGATGATTTTTCCAATTGAAGTTGTTCATTAAGTGTTTTTTGATGAGTTAATTCTTCAATTAATTGATTATTTTGAAGTTGCAATTGCTCAACCAATAATTGTTGGTCAACTTGCTTAATTTTACACGGTTTTTGTCGGTTTGTGTGTAATTTTAATTTTTGAGAACTATCAAATGAAACTTCACATCTTGCACATTTAAAATTTTTAGGCCGTAAAACTGCATTACTAGTTAATTTTGGATCAATACATGGTTTTTTTCGGTTTAAATGAATTTTAAAGTTAGCAGTTGACGAAAAAAACTTATTACAAACAGGACATATTCTATTAGCTACAACCATTCTCTAAATATATTTCTTAATATCTAAAAATATTATAAAATACGATATTAGTCTATATACGCGCATTATTTGCTATATTAGTCTATAAAAGCACATCAAAAAACATTAATAATATATATTCAAACTTCAAATATAATACCGTCTTAATTATTATTACATAATCATAATTATCAACTGTATTTTTGAAATAATTGGGTAAAAGTAGAGGGTATAATATGACCTTGATTTCAAATCCATAATTTAAAAAAGTTTTTATAATTTTTTAATAAAAATTGGAAAATATTGGGACCTAGATTTCAGACCTTAGTTTTATCAAAAAAATAAAAAATATATATTAGTCTATAAAAGCACATTATTTGCTATATTAGTCTATAAAAGCACATCAAAAAACATTAATAATATATATTCAAACTTCAAATGTAATACCGTCTTAATTATGATTACATAATCATAATTATCAACTGTATTTTTGAAATAATTGGACAAAAGTAGAGGGTATAATCTGACCTTGATTTCAAATCCATAATTTGAGAAAAGTTTTTTTTAATTTCTAATAAAAATTTGAAAATTTTGGAACCCAATTTCAGACCCTTGTTTTATCAAAAAAATCAAAATATATATTAGTCTATAAAAGCACATTATTTGCTATATTAGTCTATAAAAGCACATGAAAAAACATCAATAATATATATTCACATTTCAACTATAATATTGTCTTAAATATAATTACATAACTATAATTATCAACTGTATTTTTGAAATAATTTGGTAAAAGTAGAGGGTATAATCTGACCTTGATTTCAAATCCATAATCTGAGAAAAGTTTTTTTAGATTTCTCAAATAAAAATTAGAAAATTAGGACCCAATTTCAGACCTCAGTTTTATCAAAAAATCTATATTAGTCTATAAAAGCACATTATTTGCTATATTAGTCTATAAAAGCACATCAAAAAACATCAATAATAAATATTCGCAATTCAACTGTAATACTGTCTTATATATGATTACATAACTATAATTATCAACTGTATTTTTGAAATAATTTGGTAAAAGTAGAGGGTATAATCTGACCTTGTTTTTCAAATTCAAATATGAGAAAAGTTTTTTTAGATTTCTTAAATAAAAATTGGAAAATATTAGGACCCAATTTTATACTTAAGATTTCAAAACAAAAGTTGTTGCTAAAATTTGGAACTATTTAAAATTCAAATCATGATAATATGCGTCATATTATTATTATTAAATTATCTTTTACTTTTTCACAACCTTACAAAATAAATTAATCTTAAAATCTCAATAAAATGATATGTAACTAACAAAGTAATTTAATAAATATAAAAACATTAATTAGTAATTTACTTTTTGAACTATACAATAAAATTGGTTCACATATTTCAACAAATAAAATTAGTATAATTACACTTAAACCAATTAACAACATCATATTGCTACCACCATCATTTTTTGTTAGTGATAACGATTCAGAAATTACAGTTACTGATGATGATTTGTCAGATGATGAGTTGTCAGTTGATGGTTTGTCAGATGATGGTTTGTCAGTTGATGGTTTGTCAGATGATGATTTGTCATATGATGGCACATTCAAAGAGTTAATTATTAAACCTCTAGAAATTAGTAATTATATTGAATTTACATTTGAATATTTTATAAGTCCCGAAATATTTGAATTAGACTTTATAAATGATGTGTTGTAATAAAGTATTTAATGAAAAATATGTTTTATTATTAATAGACAATTTAAGATAATATATAAAAATCAACTACAAAATGAGAATTAAGAAGATGCAGATGGAATGTTTTTTTCTTGAACACGAAAATTAGAGTATTCTTCATGGTACTCGGGTGTTATTTTAGTAATTGGTTTATCAAGCAAAATAAAAAAACGATTTGTATTATTTAAACTGCGGTACTCCTCAATAGAGAGATTTCCCAAAAACTTGTCAAGCATATATCGTGGTTCAGGTGCGGGCTTAATACCTTTTATATGACTAGGTGAACAGTCTAAATAGAGAGAGTGTAAAAGAGCATACTGCTCCATGGTTACAGACTGATGAATAGAAAATTTTAATAAATATGCAGCGGCACATTCAAGTGTGCAAAAGTTGCCATATACATGAAATATGTCATCGCATTTGTGCTTGGGTATGTAAATAGGTTTATTTATAAAGCACTCAGTGCACCAAAAGCATGCAGATTGTTTAATTTCAATACCTGAACTTAAAATAAAATCCAAATGTTTAATTTTTTTATTGATTTCCTTTAGCATATTTTTTGAACTGGAAACTGTTGGGATAATAATTTGTGAATTATCTAAATTCAAATGAGATTCACTAGTTATAGGCTGAGATAAGTCAACTTGGTTTAATATTTTTGAGTAATCATATATAACTTTTTGCGAACTTTGATTGGCAAATTGTTCTACATCATTGTCATTAAGTTCACTTCCTAAATTTTGGGAAAAATTAGAAATATTACAAAACTTATAATCATTGGATTCAAGTGTATCTAAAACACGACACATTAAGTGTAAAATTACACTAGGAAGATTAGTTGTTTTATTAATTTGAAATGCATTTTGTATGTTAATAGCATTAACATTTTCAACAATCTTGGCACTATTTGGCTTTCGTCCACGTTTTGCCCGAATGGGGTCATTAACTGTGGTTGTCTTACAAGTAATCGGTACTACATGTGCAATATTATTACTCGCATTAATAATATCAAGCAACTCTTGCTTGCTTTTTCGTCCTCGCTTTTTTAGAATTTTTGTAGAAGTTGTTGTAGAAGTTGTTGTAAGAGTTGTTGTAGAAGTTGTTGTAGGAGTTGTTGTAGAAGTTGTTGTAGGAGTTGTTGTAGAAGTTGTTGTAGGAGTTGTTGTATTTATTTTAGAAGAATTTAATGTACTAATCATAAATATTAAGTAACTTATTAAGTTTAAAACAAAGTATTTATATTAATTTGTTAAAAATAAAAAAATGATATAAAAACATTACAAAAACTGTTAATACAAGAAAAAATATTAATAATGTTTAATGATATTATAACCTTAGCTGATGGAACTCTTATACATAATCCATATAACACACTTAATGTTGAAGTTTGTGAGACAGACATACGAAATATATTAACTAAATATGGTATTCCGCCAACAATGCCAATTAATAACATAGAACTGTACAAAAGAGCCTTTGTTCACCCATCATACACAAAACGCCCAAATTATGAAAATGAACAACTCGGCATTATTTTAGCAGACAAGCCAAACAACTGTCTTCCGTTAAAAAGCAAGTCGTTTCAAAATCTGGAATTTTTAGGTGACGGAGTTCTTGAACTTGTGGCAAAGTTTTATATTTACCGTCGTTTTCCTAAGTCTCAAGAAGGATTTAAAACTACCACAAAAATTGCAGTAACAAAAAACTCAGCTATTGGGAAAATAGCATTAGAAATGGGACTTAATAAGTGGATGTTATTATCACATTATGCAGAAGATGGAAATGTGCGATATGATATAACAAAGCAACTCGGAAACTTATTTGAAGCATTTATTGGCGCTATGTTTTTAGATTTTAACAAAACGCCAATAACTGCGTTAGATGATAATAATGGTGCAAACTTGTTTGAAAAAACTATATTTGTGGGATCCGGATTTCAAATGACAAACAAGTTTATAGAATCTGTGTTTGAAAATCACATTGACTGGACAGCGATTGTTAATAGCAACGATAATTATAAAAAAATTCTGCAAGAGTCGGTTCAAAAAAAGTTCTGCACCACTCCTATGTATATTACGTTAGAGCACAACAAAGACAACAACCTTTATCATATGGGAGTATTTTTGTGTGTAAACATTAATGTAAACCCAAAGTGCGAAAGCGCAGCTGATATTTTGAAAAAAGTCACATACAACATGGTAGATACTCTAAACACAAACACAATAGATTTAACTCTGGAAGTTCTTAATCAACACATGGAAGATAATAATGGAAAAATGTTTGCATTTTTAGGAAAAGGAATTTTAAATATTAAAAAAGATGCAGAGCAAAAAGCATGTTACCAGGCACTAACCATGTTAGGATTAGTTTAATAAATAAAAAAACCCTTTGTAAAAAAAAAAATGAATAATAAGTTTTACAAATGAAACCTACAATCTAAAAATAATTAAACTATTTACTCTTCAATTTAATAATGTTTAACTGGTTTTGCTCTTTAGTATTTAAATCAAAATGCAAAACTAATATGAATTTAGAAATTACAAAGGTATGGGAAAAAATTGATGAGACACAGGATTGCATTTCTTTAACAAGTTCTGTGGATTTTCGTGAAAATTTACAACACTACACTATGAATAAAAAAATACGTGCTTTGTACTTAGAACTAAAGCATGTGATTATAAACAACTTACAAGTAAATACCACTTATGATAGAAATATAGAGTTAGTAAAACAGCTTAAGGTAATTGTAGAATTTGAACATAGTCTTAATTTATCTAGTGTAATACTATACAAAAAACTAAATGATCAAATATACTCAAAAATAAAACAAATTAATCAATTACTTGCACTATTATGTATTGTACTAATATGCGGTGGTATTGTTTTACAATACTATAACATAAGTCGCACTGGTATGTATTATACTAGTATCCTGTGCTTTTGTGTTACTCTATACTATAATTAATATAGTGTCAATCGCGCGTAAAACATACATTGTAAAAAATTAAATAAAAAAGTTGTTTTTTTATTTATTAAAAAAATAACACATTACATCATATAATATCCGTTTTTTATTTCTTTTTCTCTCCACATATTTTTAACAGAATCAGGAAGTGTAAACATGTGATGCATTTCGTACTCGTTAGGTCCATAGTAGTACAAGTGTGTTGGCTCACTTCCTTGACCAATACACGTGGTTACGGATGCTTTAAATAACCCCTTATCATTTATTCCAACACGGCCAAGATATTCGCGAGTTTGAGCATGGTAAATGCTACCCCCACTTATTTGCCCACTTGCATACACATTGTAATAATGTATCTTATTACCAAGTTTATCTTCATCCAAATCCCTAAGAGGCAAACAATACTTCATCTGAAACCTTTTAACCTTGTTAGATGTTTTATAGTCAAAAAAGTAAGAATCATCGTTGCTGCCGTCATCACTGCCAAATCCGTAGTTGTAGTTGCTCATTGCTATAAAATGTAAAGTGGAAAGATTATTGATTCTTAAACTACTTATATAGTAGGGATGTCTTTAATACATTTTTTACTTTTTTGTTATTTTTAATAATTTACAGTTAAAAACAAATTATGAATCAAACCCATTTACTCTCCAATCTTTAAACTTGGGTATATTAACAAACGATCAAGATAATTACTGAGTACCTTGACCAACCTCTAAAGGGGGACGCATGAAATCAGGAGTTATGGTGGACTGTTGCCATATGCCTGTGTTAACTTGGGGATTAGGAGGCTCGGAGCGAATTTGCAAGTTGGCATTTCTAAGAGACTGACCCACGGTATCAATACCAATATGGTATCCAGCCTTAAGCAGGTTAATATTACTCAAGTCACCCTTTCCAGCAGGATTAAGCTGTGCCCACTGACTATTGTTGTCCTTGGGCAACAGGTCTGCAGGGTTGTTAATATTGCCCTTGTCACATGAACTGGGTAAACCCACTGTTTGGGGACTAGCACCTACATTTGAGTAAATTTCGTTTTGGCCTAAGGGTTCCGAAGGTTGAACGGCATTTGTCTTGCTGTTTTTGTACGCAGAGTTGCTGTTTTTAGTCATCCTTTCAGAGCCTCCTTTGTTTTTTTGGCTCATGTAATAAAAAAAGAGCCCTACAATTATTACTAAAATAATAATAACATGATGTTTTTTAACTAGATTCACAAGATTCATTATGTTATACTGTGATATTATTATATTAAATATATATTATTTATTTGAAAACAATTGCTTATAAATCATCATTTAATCCATACTTTTGCTTTATATCTTCTGCTTCTAAATAAAGTAAATCTGCCATTTTTTTTGCTTCATTAGCTTTTTGTAAAGCTTGAATAAACATTTCATGATAAATTTTCTCAGGTTTTTTTAACACTATTAATTCTTTGGTATTATCATTTATGTCTAAAGTAATATCCTCAGGTAAATTGTTTTTTATGTTTTCTTCTATGTTTTCATTCATGTCATCAAAATCTAACAGTTGGGGTCCTTCTTTATTATCATCAATATTTATTGACTCAATAATTTGCATTCCTTTGTTTTTTTTTGCTTTTAATGCAGGAATGGTTTGAATATTCACATCAGGGTTAAACGAAACATTCAAAGCTGATGCGTTTTTTTCTAAATCTGTTTTTACAGATTCTTCTACATCTTTTTCTACATCTTTTTCTACATCTTCTTCTACATCTTCTTCTACATCTTTTTCTACATCTTTTTCTACATCTTCTTCTACATCTTCTTCTACATCTTTTTCTACATCTTTTTTTAAATTTTTTTCTACATCTTTGTTGGTTTTTTCAAGTGAGTTTTTAACATCATTAATATCATCTGTTGATAAAATAAATGGGTTTTTTTCCTCCATTATAGAAGCCAAACTAATAACAGGAGCAATTTCATCCACATTTATTTCTTTATTTTTATTATTTTTATTTTCAGGTTTAAAGTTATTATCATTATTGTTACTCAAAGGTAATATGGCTTTATTTGCTATAGGTATATTAGATATTTGATCAGTTGTCTTAGCTTTTGACTTAACTGGAATTTTTACAAAACAAGCATCCAAATAAGGGTCAGGACTAACAACAGCAATTTGCTTTACTTCCATTTCAAATTGAAAACTTTGTGACGTAAATCGTATACCTTGTATTTCTAATATACAAATCATAGTGGTTTTATCAGCCACAATATCATCAAAGTTCAGCACTTTTCCTTGATTTAAATACTTGTCATAAATTGCTAGATTGGGTTTAACATTTGTGCGAAATAAATATTTTTTTCCAGATTTATATAACTTAAAACACGAAACAAACATGGATTCTAACTCTTCTTTATCAATTTTTTTTTCAAACCAGTCCATTTCAGCAATAATAGCTTGTATTGCTGTTTCTAAATTTTCCATCCAATTAATAAAAAATATGTCATTTGAATTAAATATAAGGTCTGTATATGTTTTCTTTCCACTTTGTTTAATACCTTGCTTGCTTGTGCATGGTGGAGTCTGCAAAACAACAGACTTGTCGTGTAAAAACAATGGTGTAAAATAAACACCACTTGAAACTACACTAGGAGTGCCTAGATAAACCTTGTTTTTAAAATCATAATTGCTTGTTGGCTCAATAATTTTATCCATTTTTTGTTTACAATTATTATTGATTATTTTTATTTTTAGTTGTTATATTTAACGTAAAAATCTAAATATAAATATCTTAACTAACAAAGTAAACAATTATAACACATATGATCAATACTATTGGGGTTCACGTTTATCGGTGGCTTCCATATTTTTTGGTTATTTTGTTTATTTTGTTTATTTTGTTTATTTTTAGTTTTATTGTTATTTTAGGTTGGGCTAGAATTAAGCATCCATTTTGGGCGATTCAGCCTGTGGCTCACTATTACGACATTCAATACTGGTTTCAAAACAAAGGAATTATTTCAACCCAGTTGCCTGACAAAAATAAATATGTCAATTTTCAAAAAATAAAAACAGTTATTGTTACTGAAAGTAACTTGGATAAACTTGCTACCATGTGGAGCCAAGTTTTAGGCTGTATACAAACACATTACTTGCGAGAAAAAACATGTGAGTATGTTCCAACTTTATCTAATATTATTCCCTATTTTGTGGGACACGCATTTCCGTGCTTTATTTCTACTTTTACTGAACCTGAACTACTTTCATTGGCTTCACCCGACATCAAACTGCTAAATAATGATAAAATCATTGGTGTTATGACAAGTAGGCCACTTTATGTGACAATTTTTAAAGGTACTGTGTTTAAGAGTACTATGTTTAAGGGTACTATGTTTAAGGGTACTGGGTTTAATGGGTCAGCAACATCGATTCAGTTTCCAGTGTATTATGTGGATTTCTTGTGTGTTGATAAAACTCGACGTAAGCAAAATGTTGCTCCACAACTAATTCAAACCCACGAATATGTACAAAGCCACCAGTCTCATAAAATATCCGTAAGCTTGTTTAAACGAGAAGGCGAACTGACAGGTATTGTTCCACTAACTGTATTTGACACGGAATGCTTTGCTATAGAGAATGTGCTAAACACAGTACCTTTAAAACCTAACACTTGTTTACTGGTTAAAGTAACTACAACAAACATTCGTATTTTATATAATTTTTTGGTTGAGCAACAAGAAATTGGGTCAAATAACCATGATATTTTTATTATTCCTCATTTGGCTAACTTGACTGAGTGCATAAAAACTGATAATATTATTGCATACATGTGTATTCATGAAGATATAGTGCAATCTTGCTATTTTTTTCGCATGAGCCAAACATTTCTTAATAATAAACTGGTTGTTTCTTGTTTTGCATCGTTGTGGAACACTGATACACGTAGTACCTTTAATTGCAGTAACCGCAGTACCTTTATACAAGGATTTCAAAGTGCATTTACCGAATTAATTACTAAAGAAAAACATATAGGTTACTTAACGGTTGAAAATATTGGAAACAATGCCAAGTTTATTCACGAAATATCCGAGGTAAAACCTTATTTAGTAAGTCCAACTGCTTATTTTTTTTACAATTTTGCTTACTCGCCGTTTTTAAATCATCGTGCTTTTATTCTTTGTTAATAAATTAATATTAAATATTTAATAATATTAAATGTCATCGCATATTTCAGCAAGTAGTGTGCGTATTGGAGGAGCAATTATGACTGCCAATGATTCTAAAATCAATTTACCAAGTGGAAGTATGGTTGATGGTTTAACAATTAGCACATCAGATGTTGATAGTGGTGTCGCAATAAATCGCATTGCTATTGGTGCTAATGCTAGTGCAACAGTTGACAACACCGCTGTAATTGGCGACAGTTCTGTAGCACAAGTATTTGCAGGAAATGGCAATGTTTTAGCAGGGGTTGTAACTGGTGCAGCAATACCAACCATTACACCTGTTTATGTTGGACAAATGTTTATTGACACAACAAATACTAAAGTATATATTGCAACAGGAACTGCTGGTAGTAGTGATTGGAGTGTTTTGTTTTAAACTAATTGGTAATTTCGTAAATAAAAAACAAATAATATCAACAATAATTCTTATTATTTTAACCGCGCTTATACATACAAAGACTGGTTTGTAACAATAAATTTCAACGTCAACTTTGGTATTTCTTTAAGCACAGATAACCATTCCAGGTTGCCCATAAGTTCAGCTACACCCTCTAGTTCCGACGCAATATTGTTAATTTTTAACAGAGCCTTAACAAACTCGCCCAAAAATATACTATTTTCCTTCAACTGTTGCAAAACAACTTTACACTCTTCCATATTTATAGCAAGTGTCCATGCTTGCATGAACGGCATTAAATCATACTGCATGTTATACTCTTCTCCACTCTGAATATAACGCTGACCCTCAATCTCTTCATACTCGTCATACAATGTTTTTAAATTAAATATAACATCTTTAACAATATCTGGCATGTTACTTGGCACATGTATTTGCTTTTGATCATTTGGAACACGCACACTTGTAACACAACTTAATATCTGAATTGTATCTGTTGCAGTTAAATGTGTAAACGTACTTTTATACTTAAATTGTTGATTGTTTATAAACTCAGAAAATGGCAAGCATGGCACTTCATTTAACCGCAATGCTACTTGGCCTGTAAGTGGCAAGACAACTGGGTCCATTATTTGTTGGTTAATAAAACCCCGTTCCATTAGCAGGTCATTTACTAGTTTAATTTTGCACTGAATATATGTATCTATATAGTTAATGTGAGTTTTCATCTTTTTAATTTCATTTTGACGTTCTAACTTTTCCTTATAAGTAAATACTGCCATATTTAAAGATTGAACCGTGTACTCAGTTCTTATTGAAAGCAATTCTCGATCCAATTCCTTTCGCTTTTTATTAGTACTTTTCACAACTTGATCACAACACTCTATATATCGTAATATAACTGCCTCATCAATTAAAGGTTCTGAAATTAAAGGTTCTGAAATTAAAGGTTTATATTCTTGTAGTGCCAAACAGGTTTGACACGCTTTTAACTCTTTGTTTAATTCGGTCATAATCATGCTTTTGCTTGCATAGTTTTCAAGCAATGTATCTGGTGACAAAACATTCTGTAATACCAAAGAATACGAAACCCGAAATTTACTCACCAATTTCTGAGGAACACCACTAAGCATGTTTTTATAGTCGCTCGAAAGAGGGTCTGTTGATGAAAATAAATTATTCAAATGAATAACATTTCCCACTGCATCTTGACCAAGTCTGCCCGCTCTGCCCGCAGCCTGTGTCATTTCATATGAGTGCAACAGTCTATGACCTGAATCGCTAAACTTGCTCACATCTGTAAAAATAGTTGTTTTAACAGGTAAATTAATGCCAACACTCATGGTTTCGGTGCAAAACAACAACTTTACAAATCCTTTAGAAAATAGCAACTCAACCATTTCTTTTAGCACAGGCATCATTCCAGCATGATGAATTGCAATGCCTTTTCTTAAAAGTCCAACCAAATTTACATACTCGGGTAAGTGTAGGTACTCATCAAAGTTGAGCAATCGCTCTCTCAACAGTTGCTCACACTCTCGGTCAACCGTATACGGAATTTTGCTATCAAATTCAAGCAAATTTGTTGTGACTTCATGAGCACATATTTCTAATTGCTTGCGACTAAAAACATAACACAATGCAGGAAACATGTCTTCCTGTGCCATGTGGGTGCAAAGCTGATTAAGAACATGTCCACGCTTAACCCTAATCTTGGATTTATGAAAAAGTGCCAATGCTTTGCGAACCGCCAGCATATTTGTCTCATGAAACAAACCCACAGAGTTTTGCAATAGCAATGGCTTATTTATTAGTTTTTTTATTTCTTCTTGCACTGTCTTATCCTTAACAATTTTAAACAAAGATTTTGGTACCGTAATAAAGAAATAGTGCGTTAAAGGAACTGCTCTGACGGTTTGTTTAGTAAGGTATACAGTTTTTTGGTTTGATTTACTGGTTAATAAGTCTTTTGTTATATGCCTATTTTCAATCCAAGATGCAAATCGCTCTGGATAAGAAAGAGTCGCAGACAACCCAACTACTTGAATATGAGGCTCAAGCATCATAAGCGTATTTTCCCAAACCGTACCACGGCTTTCATCACCAATCATGTGAATTTCGTCAAACACAACACATCCAAGTTCGTTTGGAATATCCATCTCAAATGACGTATTTCTAGTTTGATGTGTTTTAGTTTCATCAACACTTTGATTCTTAATTTGAAACAATTTATTGAGCAAAATCTCAGTGGTCATAATAAGCACGTCTGCGTCTGGGTTGCACCGAATATCGCCTGTAATGAGCCCAAACTGAATATCTGGATATTTCTTACTAAATTGGTAATACTTTTCATTTGACAATGCCTTAATAGGACATGTGTATATTGTTTTTTTTCCAAGCTGGTGAAAGAAAGATATGGCAAAGTCTCCACCAAATGTTTTACCTGACCCTGTGGGGGCACATATTAAAACGTGGTTGCGAGATGTAATTGCTTCTACTGTCCATTTTTGAAAGTCATGCAAATCATACGAGTATTGATCATAGTACTTTTTGTATTCAGTTTCTTTATCAGATGGATAAGTAAGGTTACAAATTTTCACCATAATTTCTGGTCTTGTCTTATCTAATCTTTTTTTTGTAAAATATTTAATTCATTTTTTATAAAAATAAAAAATCAAGGTAAAAAAAAAAATGAAAAATATAATATCATTTGTAGATAATAACTTTATTCAGTATAAAATTATCAAACAACCATGTATCGTGCTCCTACCAGTTCTGCTAGTAGATTTAATTCTAACCAATTTTCTATGTTATCCGATGAGAGAATGTCACAAGGTCACGTTACAAAGCTTATTGTAAATAAAAATAATAATGTACTGTTAAATAATATCAAAAAAATGCAACAAGATGAAAATGATTGTGTTTGTGCATCTTCAACAGATGTTAATTCTAACTATTTGTATCCTATGGTGCAACTTACATCTTGGTATGGAACACAAAAGAAACCGCTTCCCCCTATATTTGATTTAAAAGAAGATGAGGAATGTGTCGGTCCTGAAATGCGACGGATTTATACGTATCTAGAAAAAGAATACCTGCACAATTTGCACCATAATAGCCAGAATAAATATGATATCAAGAATGAATATAATATCGAAGATGAATATAATATCGAAGATGAATGTGAAACCGATAATGGACTTTAAGTACAGTACCTTATAACACACAGTACCTTTTAAAACAAACTAAATTTATAAATAATACCATATTCAGTATCTGACTCCCAAATACCGATAATTTTTAAACAAAATGTTGTATTTTTTACTGTGTGAACCACTTGAGTTGGGTTTGTTATAAAATTAAGTGTATTTTTTTTAAAAATTTTTAAGTTTCCTGAGTTTAGTATTTCCTGAATTTTTAACAAAGGTCTTTTAAATTCTTTTAAACTAGATGCGTATTGAGACAAAATATTTTTTTCCAACTGTTTCATTATAGCTAATCCATGTTGGTCAGGATTAAATTTGTACAATATCTTGTTATAAAACATACCCATATTCATAACATTCATATTAAATTGAAAATAAATGCTATTTATAGTAAATAATTCATTTGAATAAATAATTCGTGTAAATGTTCCTGGCATTATTTTGTTTTTAACAGCATTTAAAAAACACACACACATATCATTCAACGTTTGCTCATTTAAATATAGTTTTTTTATTGGTTGTGTTTGCATTTTTACAACATGACTATTTGATTGTTGATACATTTTTGATTTCTACCTTAATTACTTTAAAATGTTTATATTGTTTTGTGTTTTAATAGTTTTATCATAATAATAATATTAAGGTATTAGTAAGAAGGCAAAAGACATATGAATGCTCCGCCACCTACCACCACCAGTTCTGCTCCTACAGTTTTAAAATTCGAGTCAAATAATAAATATTTAAACGCAACTGAAGATTTTTTTAAATCCAATAGTATTGTCGCTAAGTTGGCTTTTCTTTTGCTGGTTGTTTTTGTATTTGTTATGCTTCTTCGTGTAGGAATAAGTATATTAGGATATTTTATGGGTCCAAACAACACAGCCAAGTTAGTTAAAGGCACAATTGATGCATCTAGCAATCCCATGGTAATTCCCCAAAATCCAAATGAAAATGGTGCGGTTACGTTAAATCGGTCTGTTAACGAAACTAACGGGATTGAGTTTACTTGGTCTGTTTGGATTTACGTAAATGGTGACGATATGGATACTAATAAGTACCGATGCGTGTTTTACAAAGGCAATGACTATGCAACACAAATGTCTTCGTCACCTCCTTCAGATAAAGATGTTAATGTTGACTCGCTTGACTACTTGGGCATGAATTTTCCCAACAATGCACCTGGACTCTATATAACGCCAAACACAAATAATTTGGCCGTCATTATGAACACATTTAACGTTATAAACGAAGAAATTATTATTAATGATATTCCACTAAACAAATGGCTCAACGTTGTTATTCGCTGCCAAAATACCAATTTGGACGTTTATATTAACGGCACTATTGCTAAAAGCCATGTCCTTCACGGCGTTCCCAAGCAAAACTATGGCAATGTTTATGTAGCACCCAATGGAGGGTTTTCTGGCTATCTCTCTAACCTTTGGTATTATAACTATGCCTTAGGAACTACTGCAATTCAGGGTTTAACCACTACTGGACCAAGTACTACACTGACTGGTGAGAGTAATATTGACATGAAGGATGCCGACTACTTATCATTACGGTGGTTCTTTTACGGAGCACAAGACGGATATAATCCTTAAACCCAATTATTATAAAAATGAAATTAAAAATTATATAAAACTACACAACAAATATATATAAAATATGGGAAACGAAAATAGCACCACATCAAAGAAACAAACTGATAGAATATTTCAACTATGTACAAACAACAAAAGTGTAATTGAAACATTGCCACTTATTATTCATACCGATATTCGCTTATATAATAGATTATATGGATTTACACAATATTATGATGCTTTGTCTGAATTGTATGAAAGAGACGAACGAATAGCAGGCAATGAATTGTTCTGCTATGTGCAAAATAAAGATATCAAACAATATTTAACTAAATATTTATTGGAAAATACAGAAACACTAAATAAAACAGAAGTATTGTGCCGAAAAGAAATGGTTAATGTTTGTGATTGGATGCAAGCAATGTATGATAAATATCCTGACGAAATTAACAACTGGCACTTTGTTTATAAAATGTCATTTTCCAAGTTATTCAAATTCTATTTTGACGACTGTTATAAAAGTGTCGTGACATTTTGTAAGACGCTACCAATTCCTGAATTGGTGCCTGTTGTTAAAGAACAAATTCCTAAAATATCATCTATCATAGAAAAACCCTATGTTGTTAAATCCAAATCGATGGAAATTGAATCATCTGCTACTGCAAATGAAACACATAATCCTGTGTATTTAGAAACAGATTTGTTAATATTCAAAGACAAAATCCAATAAAATGTTGGTTTTTTTAATTTTTTATTGTTTGTTAACAATAAAATAAATAAGTATAAGTAAAAGACTTGTGGTGAAAATGCGTGACAAATCACCAAAAAATAAAAAAGAAAAATCAAAGTCAGTTTCAATACCAAGTAACGTTGTGAATGATATTCGGGCACAAGTTCCAGATTTAGACGAGTTTGAAGATATGATTGAAAAAGATGCAGACACGCTTATTACGTACGATGCTGACTGCATCAGAAAACGCTCCAACTGGACTATCAGTAGTAATGCTTTTAAATTTGATAACGTGGATTTTAACCCAACAAAACTGTTGAAAGACATGACATTGCGGTCGCCTAAAATGACTGAACTGCTAAAGCATATTAAAGAAATTGATGCCGCGGATATGAAACGAGACGGTCGTCATTACAAGCATTTTATTTTTTCTGATTTAAAAAATGGATTATATGGTGCTAAGTTGATTGCTGCTGCATTTATTGCAAGTGGATACAACCTGGGCTATACTGCTAAACCGTCTAAGGTTGGGTCGCAAAAAGACTTTACAAAGATTGAATTACTTAATGATGCAGTTTTAGCCAAAACCGCATTTAACAACTTTTACTTACTATCTTCTGTTGGTGTATTTGACCAACCGATTGCAACTGCAACAAAAAAGGCTATTCTAAAAAAGTATAATGATAGGCCTGGAAACGTATACGGGAAAGACATTCGGTTTATTATCATGGACAGTGGGTTTAAAGAAGGAATCGACTTATTTGATGTCAAGTATATTCATATATTTGAACCACAAACTACGGCTGCAGACCAAAAGCAGGTTA